GGTAATTCGGCCCCCGCGCGTCCGCCAGTGGCTGGCGGATTCGATTGCTTGACGCCCGGCTTTACAGCGTGGCTTTTCTTCACGAATTCAACGCTTTACAGCGTGCGCAACATAACGCAAAGCGTTAGAATCGAGGCAAAGACAACGACACCGGAGCCCTCGATGACCCTTCCGACCATCCGCACGATCGACGCCGGCATGCTGCAGCTGGCCCTCGTTGCCCGGCGCCTGAACACGACCCGCGCGCTCTGGTGCGCGATGTCCGACCACGTGCACACCCAGCCCTGCAGGTTTTCCGCCGGCACCTACCGCCTGCCCCAGAAGTCGGCGGCCGGCCCGCTGTCGCGCGGCGACTGGTACCGCGTCTTGTGGCGCGTCGAGGCCCAGGGCGCGAAGGCCTGCCGCAAGACCTTCGGCATCGGCATCCGCGCGCTGCGCGCGGAGAACCACTACCTGATCGAGCGCTGAGCCATGGCCGCCGACAAGTCGCACGTCATCGCCTTCGCCAGCACCGTCACCCGGGGCTACGTCCGCGCCATCGGCCACGACGGCAGCTGGACGGCCACCTGGGATGCGGAGAAGGCCCGCCGCTTCACCCAGACCGCCGCCGACGCGGCCGTGGCCCGGCTGACCGCGTCCGCGTGCCTCGCGCGCTTCGAGGTCCAGCAGCTCACCACCGAGGGCGCCTGACCATGTTCGCCACGTCCGACCTGTTCGACGACTTCGACCCGGCCCAGGTGGCCGCCATCACGTCGGGCATCACCCGCCAGCACCAGGCCGACGGCGAGGCCCGCGCGATGCGCAAGGCCTCGAAGATCCAGACCCGCCGCGCGAACGCCGAGAAGCACCTGGCCGACATCCTGCCGGCGCGCTTCCAGGCCGGCGAGTCCTGGCACGTGGTGAGCCGCGGCGACATCGACGCGCTCAGCTACCTGCGGCACGCCCTGAACGGCACCACGCACTTCGACCACGTGCTGCTGTCGACGTGGTGCATCGCCAAGCCCGACCTGCAGGAAATCGAGCACTGGCTCGACGCTGGCCGGATCGACCAGTTCGAGCTGTACGCGGGCGAAATCTTCCCCAGCCAGTACGGCGACGAGTACGAAACCATGCTGCGCCTGTGCGACACCTACGGCGCGCGGATGGTGGTGGCCCGCAACCACTCGAAGATCACGCTGGCCTCGAACCTGGCCGAGGAATACCGGCTGGTCGTCGAGTCGTCGGCCAACGTCAACACCAACCCGCGCATCGAACAGAGCGCGATCCACTGCAGCGACGAGCTGCACGCCTTCTACCTCGAGTTCTTCCATGGCATCCGCAGCATCGACAAGCATTCGGCGCGTCAAGCCCGCTGAGCTGGCCCGCGAGCTGGGCGTGTCGCGCCAGGCCATCCAGGACCTGATCGGGCGCGGCATCCTGAGCAAGGACGGCGACGGCCTGATCGACGCCGACATGGCGAAGATCGCGCTGGCGAACCGCGTGCGGCCCAGCGGAAAGACGGCCGCCGCCGTGCTGTCGCCGGCCCCGCCGCCCGCAGGCCTGCCGGCGCCGGTGCCGCCGCCGGCTGAGCACCAGGTCGACCCGGCCGCCGCGACCAGCTACCACGTGGCCCGCACGCTGCGCGAATCCGAGGAAGCGCGGATGGCGAAGATCAAGCGCCTGCAGCTCGAGGGCTCGCTCACTGAGGTCGAGCCGGCGGTGCAGGCCACGTTCACCGCTTTCCGCCAGCTGCGCGACGCGTGCATGCCCGTGGGCCGGCGCATCGCCGCGAAGGCCGCGACGATGACCGACGCGCGCGAGATTCAGCTCATGGTCGACGAGGCGCTGCGCGAGGCCTTCCGCACCTTCGCCGACCGCACGCTGAAGTCCCTGTCCGGCCAGCTTGCCGGCGCCCCTGTTCCCATCCCGGCCGACCTGGCCGACAACACCGGGCCGAGCCCGGAGAAAGCCGCTCCGTGAACATCCCCACGATCCAACCCGGTCGAGGCCTGCTGCTGATCGGCCCGCAGGGCGCCGGCAAGACGCGGCTCGCGCTGAAGATCGCCCAGGCGCGTGGCCCCTACTTCACGATCGAAGCCGACGACTTGCAGCGGCCCGGGCTCGAAAACGTCGTGCTGGGAGCGCACACGCTGATGGTCGACGGTCTGCCAACGAAGCCCCGAGCGCAGGAAATCCTGAAGCAGCTGGTGACCGAAAAGGACTGGCCCGTCCGCATCCCCAGCGGCAAGCTGGTGAGCATCAAGCCGCCTGCGGTGATCGTGTGCGCGACGGAAGCGCCCGACGACATGCTGCGCCACTTCGACGTCGTCAACGTCGAGCTGGCCGCCGCCTGACCGCCGCATGTCCCTGGCCGACGCCAACGCCACCGTCCTGCGCGCCGCCGCGCAGGCCGTGCTGCCCGACCCCGAGCTGAAGCTCGACGTGTGGTCGGAAGAGAACGTGGTCATCCCGAAGGGCAGCGCGTTCGCGGGCCCGTACCGGCTCGCGCACACGCCGCCGGCCCGCCGCATCCTGCAGGCCCTGAGCCCAGGCCATCCCGCCGCGCGCGTGGTGGCCATGGTCGCCTCGCAGATGCTGAAGACTCAGATCTTCATCAACGCGGCCCTGGGCTGGATCGACGCGGCGCCGGCCAACATCATCGCGCTCGAGCCGACCGACGGCCTGGCCAAGCGCCTGTCCGCGCGCTTCAGCAAGGCCGTCGAGGCCTGCGACGCCGTGAAGGAGAAGATCGCAGCGCCGCGATCGCGCGACAAGCGCAACACGATGGACGCCAAAGAGTTCGACGGCGGCACCATCTACATCACGACGGCCGGCGCCGATGCCAACCTGGCCGAAATCCCCGCGCGCTACCTCTTCTGCGACGAGGTCGACCGCGAGGGCTGGCGCGCGAAGGGCGGCGGCGAGGGCGACAAGATCAAGCTGGCCGAGGCCCGCCTGACGACCTACGAGGGCATCAGCAAGGCCTACCACGTCAGCTCGCCGACGCTGCTGGGGTCCTCGAAGATCCACGAGCTGTTCCAGCAGGGCACCCAAGAGCACTACCACGTGCCGTGCCCGCACTGCGGCCACCTGCACGAGCTGGTGCGCGAGAACTTCCGCTTCGACTACGACCCCGACACCGACCGCGTGTCCCGGGCCGTCTTCGTCTGCCCCGAGTGCGGCGCGGAAATCGAAGAGCACCACAAGACCACCATGCTGCCCGACGAGGCCATGGGCGGCCAGGCGCGCTGGATCGCCACCGCGCCGGGCGACGGCGAGACCATCAGCGTGACGCTGTCGGCCTACTACGCGCCGCTGGGCTCGATCACCTGGCTGCGGCTGGCCAAGGAACTGGCCCAGGCCCAGGCCGCCAACGAGCGCGGCGACCCGAGTCTGCTGCAGGTCTACGAGAACACCCGCGAGGGCGTGCCGCACCAGCCGGGCGAAGTGACCAGCACCGCGCGCGAGCTGCAGCAGCGCGCCCAGGCCGAGAAGCTGCCGCCGCGCATCGTGCCCGACCGCGCGCTGGTCCTGACCATGTACGCCGACACCCAGCCGAACCGGCTGGAAGTGACCGTCGAGGCCTGGGGCCCCGGCCTCGAGCGCTGGACGATCGACCACCAGATCCTCTGGGGCTCGCCGACCGACGAGCCGACCACGCCGGGCAGTGTCTGGGCCCAGCTCGACGAGCTGCGGCGCACCCCGTTCGCGCACGCGTCCGGCTCGCTCATCCGCATCAGCGCCTACGGCATCGACTCCGGCGGCGCCAACACCCAGGACGTCTACAACTACGGCGCCGCGCGCGAGGCCTACGGCTGCGTCGTCACCAAGGGCGCGAGCCTGCGCAACCGGCCGATCATCGCCAGCAAGCCGACCGTGCAGGACATCGACTGGCAGGGCAACCGCGTCGACGGCGGCGTGAAGCTCTGGACCATTGGCACCGACACGGCCAAGGACGCGATCTTCAACCGCATCCGCCTGACCGGCGGGCCGGGCGCGATGCACTGGCACCAGGCCCTCGAGCTGGAATCGTTCGAGCAGCTGCTGATCGAGAAGCCGCAGGTCCGCTGGCACAAGGGCCGCGCCATCCGCGAGTACGTCAAGCCCAACGGCGCCCGCAACGAGTTCCTGGACTGCGCGGTCGGCAACCTGGCCCTGGCCTACTACCTGGGCCTGCACAAGTGGTCCGGGCTCGACTGGCAGCGCCTGCGCGACAACCTCGTGCCCAAGCACGCGACGCCCGACCTGTTCGCCGCGGCGGCCGTCGCTGGCCTGCCGACCGAGGCGCCCGAGCCCGCGCCGGCTCACACGCGCGATCCGATCGCGCCGACCCCGACACCCGCGCCACCGCCGCCGCCCGCGCCGGCACCGCGCCCGGTCCCCGTTCCCGTCCCGCCGCCGCCCTCGAGCGGCCGGCGGATCCTTTCCCGTGGCCTCGCTCCCCGATGACACACGCACCACGACTGGCAGCACCTGCGCCCGAGTCCGACCCGGACGACGACGCAGCCGATCAACACGACGCGAGCACCGCGCACATCGACGACCTATGCAACCGCTGGGCCGCGTGGTGCCGCACCCGCCGCTACTACGGCCCGCCGCCGCTGGGCGCTGGCGTGCTGGGCAAGCTGACCGCCAAGGGCAACCGCCGCAGCAAGGGCGGCCCCAACGCAATGAACAGCGCGGAGCTGTCCGCTCTGAACCTGGCGATCGCCGCGCAGCCCTACGACACCGCGCGCCGGGTCTTCGAGCTGCACTACCTCTACGCCGTGAGCAACATCAAGACGGCCGCCACCGAGCTGGGCATCAGCCGAGGGCACTGGTACCGCCTGCTGCACGACTTCCGGGCCCGGGTCTTCAGCGCGCACCATCGCATCCTCGCCGCGAACCTGGCCGCCGCCGACGCACTGCCTCACATCCACACGCACCAGCCATGAGCAAGTCCAAGAAGCCCCGCAAGGCCTACCGGCCGCGCCCCGTGCACCTGAACAGCATCCAGCGCGCGATCGAGAACGCCTCGAAGCTGGACCCGGCCGACGTCGCCAAGGCCGTGGCCGGCGTGGACGAAGCCTTCGACCGCTTCCGCCAGGCCGTCGACCCGGTGCAGGCCTGGCGCGTCATGGCCGACGCCCTGAACATGGCCGAGACCATGAGCGACCTGGGCATCTGCAGCGACGCCGACAGCCTGCAGCTGATCCTCGACGGCCAGGCCGTGCTCGCGCGCGCGGCCGACCAGCGCGCGGCCATCGGCACCTGGGCGCTGCGCGCGGCCGACATGACGACGCTGCGCGAAGCGCTCGACCGCCACCACCTGCAGCTGCAGTTCGTGAGCCTGTCCGAGTACGAGCGCGCGATCGAGCTGACCCGGGCACGCGTCGACGCGGCCAGGCGAGGGCAGGGTAAGCGGCCGGTCCTGGCCATCGGCGACCTGGGCCGACTGCAGCCCGCCTAAGTGTCACGCGAGGACGAGACAAAAAAGGCGGGAAGGTGCGAGACAAAAGCGGGCAGAATCGCGGCCAATTCGGTTAGTAGCCGGACCGCGCCCGCAGAGAGCGCACCAATTCTCTGCGGGGGAACCACGAGAGCTTGAAGCCCCGGCCGGGCCACCTGCCGGGGCTTTTTTTTGGGGATCACATGGCCGACGCCTTCAGCATCACAGCGACCCGAACCGGTCGGCTGGACGCTGTCGTTGCCCAGATGCGTGACATCCCCGCCCGCGTCATCCCCTTCGCCGCGTCGACCGCGCTGACGCGCACCGCCCGCGACGGCCAGCGCGCCATCGTGGCCGAAATGCCCCGGGTCTTCGACCGGCCCACCCGCTACACCCTGAACGCCACCCGGCTGGTGCCGGCCAGCGTGGACAACCTCGTGGCCACCGTCGCCGTGAAGGACCAGGGCACCGGCGGCACGCGGCCCGAGTCCTACCTGCTGCCCGAAGTCGAAGGCGGCCCGCGCCGCGAAAAGCGCTTCGAGCGCGCGCTGCGCTATGCCGGCGTGCTGACCCGTGGCCAGTACGTGATCCCAGGCGGCAACACCCGACTTGACGCATCCGGCAACGTCAGCGCCGCGACGTCGCGCCAGGTGTTGAATGCGCTGCGCGACGTCCGTGCTGCTGCAGTTCTGCCGAAGCTGAAGAACCAGCGCGCCGTTTCTTCGGCCGGTCGCGGCCGTCGCAAGGGCCGCAAGCTCGCCAATGACCTGTTCGTCGGTGTCCCGGTCAACGGACGCGGCCCGAACGCTCGACCACGTCCAGGCGAGCCCGAAGGCATCTACCGCCGGGAAGGCAAGCGCCTGCGCGTCATGTTCGTGTTCACCAGCCAGCCGCCCAAGTACGGCCGCGTGCTGGACTTCAAGGGCACGGTCGAAGCCGTCGCGCGTGAGCGCTTTGCCATCGAGTTCGAGCGCGCCGCCACCGCGCTCATCAACCGCCGCCGCCCATGACCCGCGAACAGCTTCAGTCCCGGCTCGACGCCTACGTGGCGGCCGAAGCCAAGATCCTGCGCAACCAGGAATACACGATCGGCGACGGCGCGACCGCGCGCCGCCTGCGCCGCGCCGACCTGGCCGAGGTCCGCCAGGCCATCAAGGACCTGCAGACCGAGCTGGCCCGCATGGACGCGCAGAGCGCCGGCACGCGCCGCGTCTACTACGCGCGCCCCTTCAACTGATCGACCGCCGATGAAGCCCAACATCCTCGACCGCCTGATCGGCTACGTGAGCCCGCAGGCCGGCGCCGCACGCCTGCGCGCCCGTGCTGGCTTCGAGGCCTTCAGCGGCCTGGGATCCGACGGCGGCTCGCTGTCCCCGTCGAACGGCCGCTGGGCCGTGTCCCCGCGCAGCGCGGACGCCGACAACCTGCGCGCGCTGAAACGCCAGCGCGCCGAGGCCCGCGAGCTGCGCCGGACCAACCCGATCGCCACTGGCGCGATCCAAACCAACATCGACCGCGTCGTCGGCACCGGCCTGCAGCCGATCCCCGAGCCCGACCGCGATGTCCTGGGCTGGACGGAAGAGCAGGTCGCCACCTTCAAGGCCCAGGTCACGCGTGAGTTCAGCCTCTGGGCCGACTCGAAGGAATGCACGCTCGACGGCGGCCAGAACTTCTACGAGCGGCAGCAGATGGTGCTGGGCGCGCGGCTCGACAGCGGCGACTGCTTCACGCTGCTGCCCGACGGCACGCCGACGACGACCATGCCGTACAAGCTGCGGCTGCAGATCCTCGAGGCCGACCGCTGCGCGAACCCGAGCGGCACGACCGACACCGAGAACGTCGTGGCCGGCGTGCGCTTCACCACGTTCGGCGCGCCGGAGGCCTACCACATCCTGGACAAGCACCCGGGCGGCCTGGCCACCGGCACGTCCAGCTTCACGGGCCGCTGGATCACCGCCGTGGGCACGTCCGGCCGCCGCCGGATCCTGCACCACTACCGCCCGACCCGGCCCGAGCAGACGCGCGGCACGCCCTACCTGGCGCCGGTGATCCAGGCCATCAAGGACCTGGGCCGCTACACCGAGGCCGAAATCACGGCCGCCGTGCTGTCCGCCTTCTACACGGTCTTCATCGAGCAGGAAGGCAGCAGCAAGCCCGCCGCCGTCTTCGGCGCCGACGGCCCGACCGATGCCGCCGCCAACGGTCCGACCGCCCCGCAGGGCGGCGTCGAGCTGGCCATGGCACCGGGCGCCATCATCGGCCTCGAGAAGGGCGAGAAGGCGACGTTTGCCGATCCGAAGCGGCCCAACACCGCCTACGAGCCGTTCGTCACCGGCATCCTGAAGCTGATCGGCATGGGCCTGGGCCTGCCGGTCGAATTGCTCATCAAGTCCTTCAACAGCAGCTACAGCGCGAGCAAGGCGGCGCTGCTGGACGCCTGGCAGCACTTCAAGACCGAACGCCAGTGGCTGGTCCTGAGCTTCTGCCAGCCGGTCTATGAGACCTGGCTGGCCGAAGCCGTCGCCGCCGGCCGCATCGCGGCGCCCGGGTTCTTCAGCGACCCGCTGGTGCGCTGGGCCTACACGCGCGCCACGTGGCACGGCGACAGCCAGGGCTCGATCAACCCGAAGGACGAAGTCGAGGCCTACACCGCCGCGATCGACGCCTCGCTCATGTCGCGCGAGCGCGCCGAGTGGGAGCTGTTCGGCAGCGACTGGCACCGCACCTTCCCGGCCAAGCGCCGCGAGCGCGACATGCTGAAGGCGGCCGACATGCTGCCCGCCCCGAAGGCCGGCGCACCGGCCCCGGCGCCGGCCACGCCCGCACGCAACGCACCGCCGGCCCGCCAGGCCGTCGCCGACGTGGAGACCGCAGCATGACCGCGACCATCGGCACGATCGGTGAACGGCTCGACCTGCTGATCCGGCAGGGCGCCACCCTGGGCCCGTTCATCTGCACCATCAGCAACCCGGACGGCTCGCCGGTCAACCTGACCGGCGCGACGATCCGCGGCCAGATCCGCAAGCAGGCATCCGACACGTCGCCGACCGCGACCTTCGCGGTGCTCATCATGGACGCCGCCGCCGGCCGCTACTCCTTCGCGCTGGATGCGGCCACGACCGCCGGCATCCCGGCCGGCCGCGACATCACGAAGCCGGAATCGCTCTACGTCTGGGACATGGAGCTGCAGGACAGCCTGGGCCGCGTGATCCCCCTCTACTGGGGCGACGCCCGGGTGCATCGGGAGGTGACGCGTGCCTGACATCGTCATCCAGCCGCCGGCATCCCTGCAACTGTCGCTGGCCGTCGGCCAGGGCCCCGCCGGCCCGCCGGGACAGCCCGGACCGGGCGGCGGATCGGACGCGCACTACGTGCACAACCAGCCGATCCCATCGGACACCTGGACCATCGTGCACGGCCTGGGCAAGCGCCCCGCCGTGTCGATCGTCGACAGCGCTGGGGACGAGGTCGAGGGCACCGTGCGCCACGACTCGAGCACCCAACTGACCATTTTCTTCAGCGCCGGATTCGCCGGCCAGGCCTTTCTCAACTGACGGAGCAACACCATGGCCCGCAAATTCCTTACCCCTGTCGACCTGGCGCAGAACGAACTGCAGAACGTCCGGCTGCAGAACCTGGCCACCGCGCCGGGCTCGCCGGTCGTCGGCCAGGCTTGGTACAACACGACCACCGGCCGCTTCGAGTACCGCGGCGCGAGCGGCACGATCGACCCGACCTCGCGTGCCAACCACAGCGGCACGCAGACCGCGTCGACCATCAGCGACTTCGACACGCAGGTCCGCACCAACCGGCTGGACCAGCTCGCCGCGCCGACGGCCGCCGTGTCGATGAACAGCCAGCGCCTGACCACGGTCGCCGACCCGACCAGCGCGCAGGACGCGGCCACGAAGAACTACGTCGACGGGCTGGTGAACGGCACCGACTGGAAGCAGTCGGTCCGCGCCGCCACGACCGCCAACATCACGCTGAGCGGCCTGCAGACGATCGACGGCATCAGCCTGTCGGCCAACGACCGGGTGCTGGTCAAGGACCAGACGACCCAGTCGGCCAACGGCATCTACACGGCGCAGTCCGGCGCCTGGGTCCGCGCGACCGATGCCGACACCAGCGCCGAAGTGACCGCCGGCCTGGCCGTCATGGTGACGGAAGGCACCGCAAACGGCGACACCCAGTGGCGCCTGACGACCAACGACGCGATCACGCTGGGCACGACCGCGCTGGTGTTCGCCCAGATCGGCGCCGGCACCAGCTACTCGCAAGGCACCGGCATCAGCATCACGGGCAACACGATCGCCATCGACACGACCGTGACGGCCCGCCGCTTCGCCACCACGGTCGGCGACGGCAGCAGCACGAGCCTGACGGTCACGCACAGCCTGGGCACCAAGGACGTGATGACCCAGGTCCGCCAGGTGTCGGACGACGCGGTCGTCGAGTGCGACATCGTCAACACGAGCACGACCGCCGTGACGCTGACCTTCAGCGCCGCGCCGGCCAGCAACAGCCTGCGCGTGGTCGTGCTGGGCTGATAGACCATGCGTGCCCTTACCCCATCGGGCCTCGTGTCCCTGGCGATCACGCCGGGCGACACGGCGCCCAATCCCGGATTCGCGGCCGTCGCGTGGAGCACGGTCGTGTCCGGCGTGGTCTGGTGGAACGGCACGTCGTGGCAGCACCACCCGTGGGACGCCCAGGTCTTCTACCCGGGCAAGCCCACGGCCAGCGCCTTCGCGCTGCGCATCGCATCGGTGCGGACTGTCCGCTTCCCGGCCAACTTCACGAACAGCCTGGCGATCGCCAGCGCCGCCGCGACCGCGTCGACTGTCTTCCAGATCCTCAAGAACGGCTCGAGCATCGGGACGATCACCTTCGGCGTAGGCGCCACCACCGGGACGTTCGCATCGTCTGGCGGCGTGGCGCAGTCGATCGCATCGGGCGACATCCTCGCCATCCAAGCGCCGGCCAGCCCGGACGCCACGCTCGCCGACATCGGCATCACCATCACCGGGACTCGCTGACATGGCAATCACCACCGCCGACGGCTACTACGCGGCCGCTCGCCAACGTCTTGCCCTCTCGAAGACCGGCACCGTGACGACAGTCGCCGCACAGCCTTTCTCGCTCTGGGGCGTCGCAGGCAACCCGGGTGCGGGCACGCTGGCCGTCGGCAACACGACGGCCGGCGTGCTGTTCGACGACACGACGGCCGGCGCGCCGCTGTTGACTGCCTTCGGCTCCGGCAACACGGGATACCTGGCGCAGGCCTCGATGCGATCCAACGTCGCGACCGGCGTGACGTTGTACGACCGCATCTGGGGAGCCGGCGCCGTCAACCTCAACTCGCTGGCCACGACCAATTTCTCAGGTCAACCGTCGATCACCGGCCGACTGCCGGGCGGCAATCAGTACGCCGGCCTAGAAATCTGGATCGAAATCACGACGACCGTGAGCGCCACGGCGACAACGGTCTCGGTCGGCTACACCAACGAGGCGGGAACGTCCGGCCGCACGACCGGCGCAAGCGCGTCGCTTTCGGGCCTGACCACGCCTCGCATCATCCGCATGCCGCTACAGGCCGGCGACAAGGGCGTGCAGCGCATCGACAGCGTGACCGTCGGCGGCACCGTGGCGACTGCCGGCGCCTTCAACGTGCTGCTGGTGCGCCCGCTGGCCGAGTTCGACGTGCGCGCGAACAACGGCGCGGACATCCAAGGATGGGATGTCCTGGGCGGCCCGATCGTGTTCGACACGTCCTGCCTGGCTCTTGCCTGCAGCGCGGACTCGACGACATCCCCAGTGTGCTCGCTGGGCGCAACGATCATCAACGGCTGATCGCATGCCCATCGCATCCGCCGCCGACGTCTACGAGAACGCCGCGCGACAGTTGATCCGCCTGAACAAGGGCCCGCTGACCACGCAGCTCGGTTTGACGTCGTTCTGGGCAGCAGGCGGCAACCCCGCAGCCGGGACCCTGGCCGTCGGCAACACGACGTCGGGGGTCCTGTTCACGGATGCCACCGCGGGAGCGCCGCCGATTCGCAACTTTGGCGCCGGCAATACGGGCCACCTGTCGGCCGCTCGAGCGCATGGCAGCGGCGTTGGACTCATGACGACCCTGTACGACCGCATCTGGGGTGCGGGCGCGGTGTCGCTCACGACGTTGGGAACGACTAACTTCTCCGGCCAGCCTTCGATCGCCGGCCGCCTGCCAGGCGGTAACGACTTTGGATCGGTGGAAATCTGGATCGAGCTGACCACGACGGTCAGCGCGACGGCGACGACCGTCAGCGTGGGCTACACCAACGAAGCCGGAACCTCTGGCCGGACGACGGGCGCGACCGCATCGCTTTCCGGTACGAACACCCCGCGCATCATCGTGATGCCGCTGCAGGCCGGAGACAAAGGAGTGCAGCGCATCGACAGCGTGACCGTCGGCGGCACCGTGGCGACTGCCGGAGCCTTCAACGTGCTGCTGGTGCGCCGGATCGCCGAGTTCGCGCTGCGAGGGCTAGGCGGACTTGGTCAGTCAGCCTACGAGGCGTCCCTGCAAACGTGGGAAACGTTAGGCGGCCCCGTCGTGTTCGACACGTCCTGCCTGGCGTGTGCCGTCCAATTCAACGGCACCACGTCCAGCACCGTGAACATCAACCTCACCATCGTCGACGGGTAAGAGCATGACCAGCCCGCGCCGCGCTTTTGGAGGCAATCGACGTCTGGGTGCTGGTCGCCCGCGCGATGGTGTTCAGCCTGCGCTCTTCCGTCCGCTGAGCCAGGACCTCTGGCTCGGCTCGCCAACGATTCCGAATGAAAGCGCGCCGCCCTGGCCGACCGTGCTGCTGGGCAGTGCGACCTACTGGGCGGACGTGGCTGGCGACGGGAACACGAACGCGACGTTCTCGAAGCCCGTCGGCGCTCAAGCAGGCGACTACTGGGTCGTCTTCCTCGAGGCGGACGGGAGCGCGGCCGACATCACGGCCAGCACCTACACCGCGCCGACCGGCTGGGTGCAGGCCGGGACCAAGCTGGTGAGCAGCGTCGATGGCGCTGGCGCGCTGTGCTACTACAAGCTGCTGGACGGCAGCGAAGGCAGCACGGCAACCTTCAACAGCACCTCGGTCAACAGCGGCATGATCGGCGTCTCGTTCCTTGTCAGGAACGCCGGCAGCGTCACCGCGACGACCGAACTGGTGAACACGGCGAGCACCCCCATCGTCGTCGGTCCAAGCATCACCACGACGGAGAACAACAGCACGATCGTCTGGATCGGCGCCACCGACTTCGGCGCATTCGGCACGCCCACCTGGCGCGAGCCCACCGGATACGACGCGCTGACAACCTACGTCGACACCGTCGGAGCTTGGTGGTCTTCGATCGCGGTTGCATGGCGAGCAGCACCAACACCAACGACGGACACCGCCAAGGGCTCCGCAACCATGGGCGCGACCACCGGTGGCGGCTTCGGCTTCAAGCTCGCATTTGCACCCTACGTCGCGCCCGTCGCCTCTGACGACTTCCGCGTCCTTTTCGTCTGCATGTAATGGCTGACCCAATGAACCCGCAAGAATCCAACTGGGGCGACCTGGACCCGCAGACCATCACGCAGCTGAAGCTGGACATCCGGCGAGCTGTCGCCGACGGCGTCGACGACGCGCTGCGCCACGGCGCGCTGCGCGACGCGATCGCGGAGGGCGTCACGATCGGCCTGAGCCAGACCGCCATGGACGAAGACCTGTTCGACAGCATCGTCGAGCGCACGGCCGCCGCCTTCCGCCGCAGTGCGACCCAGGCCAGCGGCCGGATCGTCGTCGATGGCGTCACCGGCCTGGCCAAGCGCGCCGCGTGGTTCGCTGTCTTGGGGATCCTCGTTTACGCCCTGGGCGGATGGACCGGACTGGCCGCCCTCTTCAAGACCTTCACCTCACACACCGCATGACCACCACCAACACCACCGCCACCACGAGCCCCGCCACCGAGCGGGGCTCTTCGCTTCTGGACCCGGCCGTGTTCGGCGGCCCCATGCGGCTGGCCGACCTGGTCGGCGGCTACTGGGCCATCACGGACCCGATGTTCGACGAGGTCCAAGGGATCTACGACGCGCACATGCGCGGCGAGAAGATCGACATCAAGGGCGTCGAGGCGCGCCTGGGTCGGCCGCTGGCCAACGACCGCCAGTCCTACATCGTGCAGGACGGCGTGGCCATCATCCAGATGGCCGGCGTCATCGGCCCGAAGGCCAACCTGATGATGGACATCAGCGGCGGCACGTCGGCCCAGGCCCTGCGCAACGACATCCTGACCGCGCTCGACGACCCGAAGGTCAAGTCCGCGATCCTCTACGCCGACAGCCCCGGCGGCAACGTGCTGGGCATCGCTGAGGCCGCGAGCGCCTGGCGCCAGTTCGCGGAGAGCAAGCCGGCCGTGACCTTCAGCGACGGCACCATGGCGAGCGCCGCCTACTGGATCGGCAGCGCCGCCTCGAAGGTCTTCATCAGCGGCCCGATGGTCAACGTCGGCAGCATCGGCGTGCGCACCGAGCATGTCGACACGTCGATGGCCGACGCGGCGCGCGGCGTCAAGCGCACCGTCATCAAGGCCGGCACGTACAAGGCGGCCGGCGACGGCCCGCTCGACCCGAAGACCCTCGAGTACCGCCAGGCCCAGGTCGACTACCTCTACACCCTGTTCGTCGACACGGTCGCCGCGCATCGCGGCACCAGCGCCGAACAGGTGCTGCAGGACATGGCCGACGGCCGCGTGTTCATCGGCCAGCAGGCCGTCGACGCGGGCCTCGTCGATGGCTTCGCAAATCTCGAAAACCTCGTGGCGATGATGGCCGACAATCCGGCCGCCGTAGCGCCACTACGCAAGCCGGCAGGCAGCACGAAGGCCCCGCAGAAGCGGACCACGCGCGCTGTCTACCTGCCCAACGCATCCGCCGCAGCCGGTGCTGCTGCAGCCGATGCAACCGCCCAAGACGAGCCGGTGCCGCCCGTCGATCCCGCAACCACCGCACAGGAGAGCCACATGGCCGACACCCTGACGCGTGAGTCGTTCGAGCGAGACCACGCGGCCCTCTACGGGCAGATTCGCTCCGAAGCCCTGGCCGATGGTGCCGCGCAGGAACGCGCGCGCATCCAGGCCGTCCGCGCCCAAAGCCTGCCCGGCCACGAGGCGCTGATCGAGACCCTGGCCTTCGACGGCAAGACCACGGGCGAACAGGCCGCCATGGCCATCGTGACCGCGCAGCGCGAAGCCCTCGGCAACGCCGCGCGTGCGCACGCCGCCGACGCCCCGCCGGCCATGCCGACCGGTGCGCGCGGTGCCGCCGCCGACGAAGAGACCGGCGCGAGCGACGCCAAGCCCAGCAAGGGCAAGGCCGTCATCGACGTGGTCAAGGCCTACGCCGGCTTCAACAAGCCGACGACGGCCTAAGCCCCGCCACCATCCCATCAGCTACAGGAGCACTCACCATGCCGACCAAGACCGAAACCCTCGGCCCGGGCGCCTTCATCAAGTCGGAAGGCAACGGGGACATCAGCCGCGACACGCTCACCGTCGTGTCCGGCGCCGGCTCGCTGATCGCGGGCACCGTGCTGGGCAAGATCACCAGCTCGGGCAAGTACAAGCCCTACGACAACGACGCCTCGGACGGCTCGGAAGTCGCGGCGGCCATCCTCGTCTACGACGTCGACGCCACCAGCGCCGACAAGCTGGCTGTCGGCATCGTCCGCGAGGCCGAAGTCTTCAAGTCGCGCCTCGTCTGGGGCGCTGGCGTCACCACCGACGCCGAGAAGACCGCCGCCTACGCCGACCTGGCCGCCAAGGTCGTGATCGCCCGCTGATCCGCCTCGAGCTGATCCACCAGGCGCCACACACACACCACCGATCACAGGAGCCCATCACATGGCCACCCAAGACGTTTTCAACCCCGACGGCTTCACGCTCAGCGAGCTGACCGCCGCCATCAACGAACTGCCGCACGTCCCGACCCAGCTCGGCGACTCGGGCCTGTTCGAGTACGCCGGTGTCTCGAACCTGACCGTGCAGATCGAGAAGCAGGGCGAGGTCCTGGCCCTCGTGCAGTCCGCCCCGCGCGGCGCGCCCGGTGCCGAAATCGGCCGCAACAGCCGCAACCTGCGCTACTTCGGTCTGGCCCACCTGCCGCTGAAGGACGCACTGATGGCCGACGAGGTCCAGGGCGTGCGCACCTTCGGCGACGAGAACGCGCCGCTGCCGATCGACACCAAGCGCAACGAGATCCTGAACAAGGGCCGCCGCCGCTACGACCTGACGCTCGAGTACCACCGCGTCAACGCGCTGAAAGGCATCCTGCTCGATGCCGATGGCTCGGTCATGTACAACTTCTTCGACGAGTTCGGCGTCACGCAGAACACGCTCGACTTCGAGCTGGACCAGGCCGGCACCGACGTGCGCCTGAAGTGCGACACCGCGATCAACATGATCGAGGACGAGCTGGGCGGCAACCCGTACAGCGGCATGGTCGCCTACTGCGGCCGGACCTTCTGGCAGTCCCTCATCGGCCACAAGTCGGTGAAGGAGACCTACCTGAACCAGGCCCAGGCCGCGCAGCTGCGCAACAGCCCGGTCGACGCGCTCGACTTCGGCGGCGTGCGCTGGATCAAGTACCGCGGCGCGGCCAACGGCTCGCAGATGATCGGCGCCAACGACGCCTACATCGTGCCGACCGGCGTGTCCGGCCTGCTGCTGGGTCGCTTCGGTCCCGCCAACTACATGGAGACCGTCAACACGATCGGCCTGCCGATCTACGCCAAGGGCATCCCGCGCCCGAACAACACCGCCGTGGACATCGAGATGCAGTCCAACCCGCTGCACCTGCTGACCCGGCCGCGCGCGGTCATCAAGGCGTCCATCTGACCGACGGCTGAGGCCCTGACGCCATGAGCTTCGACAACGACCTCGCGGACTTCTTCGACGTCACCGAGTTCGCCGTGACCGTCACCCGCTCGCGCCTGCTGGCCGACGACGTGACGTTCACCGCGATCCCCGGCGTCGTCGACCAGGAAGCCCTCGACGGTCGTGTCGTCGCGGCCATGCGCCAGATCGCCTACGCCACTGGCCCGGACGTGATCGAGGGCGACACCGTGACCCTGGCGGGCACCGGCGCGGCAGCGGCCTTCAACGGCAGCTACCGCGTCATCCAGCCCGAACGGGTCAACGACGGCGCCGAGTCCCGCGCCTTCCTGCAGCTGATCGCCGCCTCATGAGCCAGTCCATCCCCTTCCAGCTGTCGGCCGCCGTCATCGGCGCCCTGCGCGAACAGCTCGAGGCCGATGGGGTCGTCGTGCGCGACAACCCCACCAGCCGGACGCAGCTCGACACGGGCCCGCGCGTCGTCTTCATCGAAGACGCGGACGACGACCTGCTGAACAAGCCGGGCCAGGCTGAGGGGCGGACGTTCGGCTTCGTGATCGGCGTCATCAACCGCACCGACGACCCGCGCGCCGGTGCGGACGCTGACATGCAGCGCGCCAAGGGCATCGCCACCCAGGCGCTGCTGGCGGCGTGCCGTGCACTGCAGGCGACGAAGGACATCGCCACGTTCCAGGCCCCGCGCGAAGGCCGGCGCACCTACCGACACGAGCACATCGACGTCGGCGGCGCGCTGATCCTGACCCGCTACGAAATCGACTACCGACTGCCCGCCGTTCGCGGGTGAACCACTTCTAGGAGCCAACCATGGCACTTTCGACCGCACAGGGCTTCATCGGCGCCGGTGACGTCCTCATCGCTCCCATCGACTCTGCCGGCGTGCGCGGCAAGCTGGTGGACATCGGCAACACCACGAAGCTGGGCATCAAGCCCGCCTCGACCATCAAGGAACAGAAGAGCAAGAAGCGCGACAGCTACGGCCAGATCCTCGAGACCACCGCGCTGCAGGAGCCGGCCGAACTGTCGATGACCCTCGAGACCGTCAACCGCGAGGGCCTGCGCTACGCCTTCATGGGCGAGGACACGGCCTACAGCCAGGCGTCCGGCACCGTGAGCAACGAGGCGGCCACCGCCGTGCTCGACGGCTGGGTGCAGCTGTCGAAGGAGGAAATCAGCTCCGTCGTCATCACGAACAGCGCCGGCACCACGACCTACGTGCTGGGCACCGACTACGAACTGAACCCCCGCCTGGGCATGTTCAAGGCGAAGACCGGCGGCGCCATCACCGACGGCCAGGCGCTGCAGGTGGACTTCGCCTACGCGGCGTTCACCGGCGCGGCCATCCGCGGCAACGTGCAGCCGCAGATCCGCGCCTATCTGCTGCTGGACGGCGTCAACAAGGTCGACGACTCGATCGGCATCCTCGAGGTCTGGGAAGTCGTGCTGACCCCGTCGAGCGAGTTCGACTGGTTCAAGGACGACTTCAACACGATCGAGCTGACCGGCAAGCTGAAGACGCCGGCCGGCAAGACCGAGCCGTTCCTCTTCAAGGCCCGCTGACGCGGCGCTGACCCGGTCCCACCACCATGGCACAAGGCGATCCCTGGCTCTTGCCAGACGGTCGCCGTGCCGTGGAAGTGGGCCGCACCGCGCGCCTGCTGCGCGCGGTCCCGATCCTCGAGACGGCGCCCTTCATGGCGCCGTCTGTCCTTGTGTGGCGCGCCGACTGCACCCCGCTGCCGGCCCGCTACCTGCACGGCGACATCCCCAGCGCGCCCCAGCCCGAAAGCCCCGCCTGACCCATGGCCACTGCCGCACGCATCCGGTACGACATCGAGGCCAACGCCACGGGCGCGGCCGAAGTCGAGCGCCTGGCCACTGAGCTGGAACAGCTCGACGGCGCCTTCCCGTCCGACCTGGCACAACAGGCGCGCGACGCGTCCCGCCAGCTCGCCGCGCTGGGCGAACAACAGGCGGCCATCGACGTCTTCGTCCAGCTCAAGCGCGATGCCGAGGGCGCGCGCGACGGACTGGACCAGGCCCAGGCCGCCGCCCAGGCCTTCGCGCGCGAGCTGGCCCAGTCCGGCACGCCGACCCGCACGCAGGCCGGCCAGCTCGAGCGCCTGCGCGACGCGGTGCGCACCGCGAAGGACGAGCTGCTGGCGCAGACGCGGGCCGTCGAGACCGCGCGCGCCAACCTGGCCCAGTACGGCATCACCGGCGCCGACGTCGCCACCAAGAGCGTGCAGCTGCGCACCCAGGTGGCGGCCGTCCGGTCCGAGGTCGAGCAACTGGCACGCACGGGCCAGACCGCCAGCGGCTTCGGGCAGCTGGTGCGCGACACCGACAGCGCGCGCACCCGCATGGAAGCTGCTGCGCGCGCGGCCGACGAGTTCGGCAGCAGCATCGGCCAGTCCGGCCCGCCGACGGCCGCCCAGGCCACCCGCCTGCGCGAGCTGCGCGCCGCGGCCGACTCTGCCCGGTCCGAGTTCGAGCAGCTGCAGCTCAGCACCGTCGAACAGGCCCAAGCGCTGCGCCAGGCCGGCGCGAACACCGAACAGCTCACGATCGCGGCCCGGCAGCTCGCCGCCGCGCAGCAGGCCAACACCGCCGCCGGCCGCGCCACCGCGAACGCCTACGCAGAGCAGGGCGCCGCCGCGCAGCGCGCCGCCTCGCAACAGGCCCAGGCGCAGACCACCGTCCGCGAGGGCCTGAACGGCATCGCCGGCCAGCTGCGCACCCTACAGCAGCTCGCAGGCGCCGCACTGGGCGGCCAGCTTCTGGGCGGCGTGATCGGCGACATCAGCCGCACCGCCGACGCCTACAGCAACCTGGCCGGCCGCATCCGCCTCGTGACCGGTGAGGGCGCCGCCTTCGACCAGGCCTTCCAGGGCGTGTTCGACATCGCGCAGCGCACGAACAGCCAGCTGGAAAGCACGGGCCAGCTCTTCACGCGCATCGCGCAGGCCGGCCGCCAGATCGGCGTGTCGACGACCGACGCGCTGTCGCTGACCGAGACCATCAACCAGGCCATCCAGGTCTCCGGCGCGTCCGCAGAGTCCGCCGACGCGGCGATCATCCAGCTGATCCAGGGCCTGCAGTCCGGCGTGCTGCGCGGCGAGGAATTCAACAGCGTGATGGAACAGGCCCCGCGCCTGGCCCAGGCGCTGGCCGCCGGCCTGGGCGTCACCACCGGCGAGCTGCGCAAGCAAGCCGAAGCCGGCCGCCTGACCAGCGAGGTCGTGATCGGCGCGCTGCAGGGCCAGGCCGACGTCGTCGCGCGCGAGTTCGAGCGCCTGCCGCCCACCGTCGGCCGCGCCATCACCAACCTGACCACGAGCTGGACGCGCTACGTCGGCGAGGTCGACCAGGCCAACGGCATCAGCGCCGCCGCCGCCAGTGCCATCAATGCGCTGGCCGGCAATCTCGACACCCTGGGCACCGTGCTGCTGGCCGCCGGCAAGGCCGCCGCCGCCTACAAGGCGATCCAGCTGGCCCAGACCTTCCTGGGCAACGCGCAGGCCGTCGCAGCCGTGACCACCGCCCGCCAGGCGGAAGCGCTGGCCACCACGCGCGCGACCGCCGCGACCGTCGCCGACACGGCCGCCACGGCGACCAACACCGCCGCGAAGAACGCGGCAGCGGCCGGCCTGGCCAACGTCGGCAGCGCCGCCGCGAACGCCGTGACCCTGGGCGCGCGGCTGGCCGGTATCTTCGCCACGCTGCGCACCTTCACGCTGGTCGGTGTCGTCACCAACCTGGGCACCATCGGCACCGCGCTGGGCGAGGGCATCGCCAAGTGGATGGGCTACGGCAAGGCCATCGAGGACGCCGAGCGCACGCTGCGCGTCGAGGAAGCCACCGCACGCGAGAACGCCCGCCAGGCCCAAGCGCTGGCCCAGGCCAAGCAACTGGCCGCCGAGCGTGCGCTCGAGCTGACCGCCGCGTCAAAGCAGCTGGTCTCCGAGTTCGAAGGCGTGCGCGCGAAGGGCGGCACCGTCGTCGACGCGCTCGACAAGGTGTCGAAGAGCCTGCAGCTGGGCGACATCCAGAGCATCCGCGACGCGGCGACCGCGCTGGACGCGCTGGCCGTCAAGGGCCAGATCACCGGCGAGCAGGTGCGCGGCGCGCTGGCCAGCGCACTCGAAGGCGCCGACCTGCGGGTCTTCGAGACCAACGCGCTGGCCGCCTTCGACAACAGCGAGCAGGGCGCCCGGCGCCTGGCCGCCGCCCTCGAGTCGGTGACGATCGAGGCCCTGCGCCGCGCCGGCACCAGCGCGCAGGAGCTGCAGACCGGGTTCAGCAGCGCGACCAACAGCGCGCTGAACGACGTCGACATCCTGGGCCGCGAGCTGCAGCGCCTGGGCACGAACGCATCCGAGGCCGGCCGGCTGCTGTCAGGCAGTCTCGACCGGGCCCTCGACGCCTCGCGCACCGAGCGCGCGGTGCAGGCCGTGATCGACCGATGGGAAGAGCTGGGCCGCCAGGGCCTCGTCACCGGCGAGCAGCTGGCCGCCGGCCTCGAGCAGGCGCGCGGCAAGCTCGACGAGCTGCGGCCCGGCGTCAACTCGCTCGACGAGGCCCTGCGGACCTTCGGCCTGCGCAGCCAGGCGCAGCTGCAGGCCACGGCCGCCAACTTCCAGCAGGCCTGGGACCAGATCCGCAACAGCACGCAGGTCGGGCTCGCCGACAAAATCCGCGCCTTCGAGCAGTACCGCGACGCGGCGACGGCCGCCAACGGCGGCGTGGTGCCGTCGGAGCTGCGCCTGCAGGAAGAGCTGCTGAAGTCGGCCGCCGCAGCGCGCGACCTGAAGACCTCGTTCGACGAAGTCGGCCGCGCCGGCACCAGCAACCTCGACCGCATCAGCGAGCGCGCGAACCAGACGGCCGGCGTGCTCGACTCGCTGGCCGAGCGCAACCGCCGCATCACCGAGGAAAGCGCCGCGAGCGACGCGGCCCGCCGGTCGATCAACCGCACCGCCAGCGACAACAGCGGCCTGCAGACCCTCGAGCAGAAGATCCGCGACGGCACGCTGAGCGCGAACGACCTGCAGCTCGCGCAGACCGTGTTCAGCGCCTCGCGCACGAACGCCGAAGTAGCCAGTCAGAACAGCAGCGCCTTCAGCCTGCAGGGCCTGCGCAGCGTCGAGGACACGCTCGCGCGATCGCGCACGATCCTCGAACAGGTGCAGAGCCTCGTGCAGGCGAACACGCAGGCGCAAGAAAGCCGAAACCCCCGCAACACGCGCGGCACAATCCAGACCGCCCCGCAGTCCACGAGCCACACCGTCACCATCAAGATCGGCGGCCGGGACACCACGATCAACGCAGCCAGCGCACAGGACGCCCAGGCCCTCGCGGCCCTCCTGCAGCAGCTGGGCACCGCCTCATCCCGAGCATCCTGATGGCCATCACGCTGACCGCTGACGCGACCGCCCTGGCGCTCGCCGAAGACCTGCGCTGGACCGACGAGGCCGAATGGTCGCCCGTCGAGCAATCCGTCGAGCGCAGCATCACCGGCGCGCTGATCGTGTCCGTGGCCGACCGCAGCAACAGCGGCCGGCCCATCACCCTCGCGCCGCCCGACGAGTCGAGCGCATGGATGCCGCGATCGGCCCTCGAACAGCTGATGGCCTGGGCCGCCATCCCGGGCAAGCAGATGGTGCTCACGCTGCGCGGCGTCAACCGGACCGTGATGTTCCGCCACCAGGACGCCCCGGTCCTGCAGGCCGAGCCGGTCCTCTTCATCGCGGATCCGCAAGCGGCGGACCCGCACCTCATCACGCTTCGCCTCATGCAGGTCTGACCCATGGCCATCACTTCCGCCGACATCAAGCTCATCGAGTCCGAGCGCATGACCGACACCAGCGACGGCGGCGGCCGTCGCACGGCCACCGTCATCCCTGACGGCGCCGACATCTTCCCGAAGGTGTCGCGGCTCGACGCGGTCTATGGCCGCGTGAACCTGCGCAAGGTCTACGGCACCGTCGACACGGCCAACGTCGACACCTACGCGGGCGCCCACGCGATCGTCACCGACCCGCCCGACAACAGCCGCATCAGCGTCTGCCTGTTTAGCACCGGCAGCGACTTCGACGTGCGCAGCGGCGCGCAAGACCGCGTCGAGTCCTACGTGGTCGCAGGCCCCGAGTCGCGCATGTGGCTCTACGGCCAACAGCCGGTCGGCGCGAAGGCCATGCTGGTGTTCCAGCAGCCCGAGGAACCGCTGCCCGAGGTCGGCGACGTCTACGCGCTGACCCAAGAGAACACCGCCGGCACCATCCTGCAAACCCAGTACGTGCGCATCGACTCGATCACCCACGAGGTCCGCAACTTCGAGGACGACAAGGGGATCTACGACTTCCGCGTCATCACGCTGGGCCTGACCAGCCCGCTGACCTATGCCTTCCGAGGCCAGGAAACGCCGGTGCGCAACAGCGCATCGAACACGCGCCTGGGCAAGGTCCGCACGACGTCGGTCGCCGACGCGGCCCGCTACTTCGGCGTGCAGCCGCTGTCCGAGCCGATCGCATCCGGCGCGCTGAGCCTGCGCGTGCCGTCGGTCTACACCTACATCGTGCCTACGACCCAGCGCGAGACCGCGCTGAGCCTGGCCGAAATCGCGGGCGCGCGCGGCTACATCGAAGCCGGCGCGACGTTCTCCGATGTTGTCAGCGGCTTCACCGGCGACAACTACTTCTTCCCGTCGGGCGTCATGCCCAACACCATCGTCATGAGCAACAGCCGGGCCGGCTGGCCGGCCACGGACGACGGATCCGGCGCGCTGGTGTTCGCGGCTTACCCGGCCGGCGGCGGCGCGATCGACTACGACGCCGGCAGCATCACCAGCCTGCTGACGCCTGGCGCCGACGGCGGCGTGAGCGTCGCCGCGCGCCACGCCGTGCCCGCCGCGCAGCCCTCGCACACGAAGCAGATCGCCGTGACCCTGGCCACGCGCGGATCGCTCTACACCGCCACCCTGAGCCCGCCGCCGGCCCCTGGCACCGCCGTCGTCGACTACCGCGCCCTGGGCAAGTGGTATCGGCTGCGCGACGAAGACGGCAGCGGCACGCTGCGCGGCACCGATCCGGCCTACGGGACCGGGACCATCGACTACGCCACCGGCGGCGTCGTCGTGACCCTGGGCGCGCTGCCCGACGTCGGCAGCTCCGTCCTCTTCGCCTGGGGCAGCGCGACGCACTACACCCAGCGCGTGGGCGCCACCGTCGATGCGGACACCCGGTGCCGCCAGACCATCCAGCTGGCCGACAGCCCGGTGCAGTCCAACAGCGTGGTGCTGACCCTGCAGTACGGCAGCGCGCCCGTGACGGTTTCGCTCAACAGCTCGAACACCGGCGCCAACGCCAACCTGCAGGCCAGCGTCGACATCAAGAGCGGCCTGGTGTCGATCCTCTACATCGGCAACCTGCCGGACCCGGGCTCGACCATCGGCGTGGCCTACAGCGCGCGAAACGCGGCCGTCGGCTCGCCCGAACCCGTCGACCAGACCGGCACGGCCGCCATCAGCTTCGCGGTGTCGTCGATCGACAGCGGAAAGGAAATCGCGCCCGGCACCCTGCGCATGAACCTGCCCATGGTCGGATCGCTACAGGCCTCCGGCGGCGCCTACGTGGTGCGCGCGATCTACGAAGGCACCGTGCAGCTGGTCGACGACGGCCTGGGCGCGCTGCGAATCGCCGATGGTCAGTTCCTGACCGTGTCGGGCGCTTCGACTCAGACCGGCAACCCGACGGCCACCCTGACCGCCGGCACGTCCATCGGCTCGATCAACTACACGACCGGCTCCATCAGCATCAGCGGCTCGATCCCACTGCAGGGCAAGGTCTGGCAGACCCCGCTGGGCATCCGGCCCGGCGCCTGGGTCGACGCCACCGGCACCGCGACCCGCTACGGCAAGCTGTTCGGACTGGACTGGATGCCGACCGACAAGCCGGCGACCTACAGCTTCGAGCCCGCCGACGCGACGACGACCAGCTCGAGCGTCACCGAGTCCTTCACCTGGGCGCAGGCCCCGCTGCGCGTGAACATCGCCAAGTCGACCGGCGATGCGGTCGTGCCCGGCAGCGTGGTCTTCCGCATCGGCGCGAACCTGGGAACCAACGTCAACCAGTACATCGACCGCGGCGGCGTGATCGTGCGCAACGTCGACACCGACACCGGCGCCGCGACGTCGTGCGGAACGATGAACTACCTGTCCGGCGAGGCGACGGTCACGGACTGGTATGCCGTCGCCCTGGGCGGCAGCGTGCTGGTGCAGTCCTGCCTGACCAGTCGCGGCGAGTTTGTCGCCGATGAAGCCTTCTTCCGCACCGCCGGCTCGCCCGTTCGCACCGGCTCGCTCTTCGTGCAGGCAACCACCGAGGACGGCCTGGTGGCCTCCGGATCGGCCAACGTCGACGGCGACGTCACCGGCACCCTGATCGAAGGCACGATCGAGCAGGACATGGGCGTCGTGTCCCTGCGCTTCGGCGAGTGGAAGCCGGTCGCCGGGAACGAGACCGAGCCCTGGTATGACCCCGCGCTGATCGACCCGAGCGACAGCACGCGCGTCTGGAAGCCGACCCGGGTCTTCCCGTCGACCATCCGCTACTCGTGCATCGTGACCAGCAACGTGGCGCTGGACACCGCGATCCTGGGCCTTGACCCGGTGCGCCTGCCGCTCGACGGCCGCGTGCCCATCTTCCGGCCGGGCGACGTCGCGGTGATCCACAACACCCAGTCGATCGTGCTCACCAACCCGGTGTCAGCCGGTGCCACCTACAGCGTGGGCCGCACGAACCTTTCGGACCTGTGGCTGGTGTCGGCCGGCAACATCCGCGTCGACCCAAGCAAGTACACGGTCGACCTGGCCGCCGGCACCGTCACCATGGCCGCGCCGCTCGACCTGACCGGCGTCGCGCAGCCGCTGACCGCGAAGCACCGCGTCGAGGACATGGTGCTGCTGTCCGACGTGCGGATCGACGGAACGCTCGAAACGGCCGGCGCCGTGACCCGGTCCTATGCCACCAGCGGCACCTACGTGTCGAGCGCGCTGCTGTTCGGCGACATGGCCGCACGCGTGGCCAACGTCTTCGACCAGGCCACGTGGCTGGGCACCTGGGCCGACTCGCTGACCGGCGACGGCGCAACCGCCCAGTACAACGACGTGCTGTACCCGATCGAGGTTCTGAACAGCGGCGCAATCACCGAGCGCTGGCGCATCGCCTTCACGTCGACGACCTCGTTCCAGGTCATCGGCGAGAACAGCGGCGTGATCGCCACCGGCAACACGTCGACCGACTGCGGCCCGGTCAACCCGCTGACCCTCGAACCCTACTTCGTGATCCGCGCGGGCGGCTGGGGCTCCGGCTGGTCGGTCGGCAACCAGCTGCGCTTCAACACCCGCAGCGCCGCCTCGCCCATCTGGATGGCCCGCACGATCCTGCCGGGCGCCGCGCTGACCGGCGACTCGATCGACGTGCAGCTGCGCGGCGACGTCGACGCATAAGGACCCTTGACCATGGCCACCATCCGCCTTCATCCCGACGACCTGGCGACGATCGCCGCGACGATCATCAACGGCATCGACGCCGGCCCGTCCGCCGGCACGCTGGACGTCTACAGCGGCACCATGCCGGCCAGTCCGGCCGTCGCCATCACCGACCAGGTGCTGCTGGGCACGCTGACGCTGTCCGACCCGTGCGCGAGCTACGCGTCCAAGGTCATCACCTTTGGCACCATCACCCAGGACGCGGCGGCGAACGCCAGCGGCACGGCCACCTTCGCCATCCTGCGCACCAGCGCGGGCGCCGCGCGACTGATCCTCGACTGCGGCAACACCGCGAGCACCGCCGCGGTGAAGTTCAACACCGTGTCGATCGTCGAGGGCGGCCCGATCCAGGTCACGTCGCTGACCATCACGCTGGGCGGCTGACGTGGCAGGCGCGACCTACCGCTACTGGCGGATCTACGTCACCGAGGTCGACGGCAGCACCGACTTCGCCTCGGTCGGCGAGGTCGAGTTCTTCGGCGCCGTTGGCGGCCCGGACCTGACCACCGGACTCGGCGGATCCGTCACGCAGTCAGGGAACAGCGCCGTCGGTGCGGCTTCCTTGGCGGTCGACAACAACATCGGCTCTGAGGCGGGTTCATCCTTTCCGCTGCCTTACTGGTGGCGGATCGACTTCGGCACGCCGACATACATCGACTACATCACCATCCGCGCGCAGCGGATCGTGCCCAACCGATCGCCCAAGACCTTCGTCGTTCAAGGCAGCGCCGACGGCACCAGCTGGACGGACGTGACCGCCTTCGGCCCGAGCACCGGCTGGGTCGAGTTCGAGCAGCGCATCTTCATCCTCGATGTCGCGTCGTTCGCGGTGTCTGGCACCGTGCTGGACAACACCGGCGCGCCGGCTGCGCGGACCGTGCGCGTCTACCGCCGCGACACCGGCGCGCTGCTGGGCTCGACGACGAGCAACGCCACGACCGGCGCGTACAGCGTGGCGTCGACCTACTCCGGCGAAGTGCAAGTCGTCTGCCTCGATGACAGCGGCGGCACGGTCTACAACGACCTGATCCTTCGGGCCACCCCCGCCTGACGATGGCCGACTTCTCGTTCGTCGGCCGGAGCGCCTACACCGCGCCCGCCAGCACCGCCCTCAACTTCAGCTTCAGCACCGCGCCGCTCGCCGTCACCGGCGTCGGTGCCGTCACGCTCGAGTTCATCCCGGCGGGCGCCGGCACCGTCACGCCACCGACCTACACCGGCACCGGCGCCGTCGACCTGGCGTTCACGCCGGCCGCCGATGCGCGCCACGGCATCACAGGGGAGGGCGCCGCGACGCTGTCGTTCACGCCGGCCGGCGCCGGCATGCACCCGCGGTACGAGCTGCGCGGCCAGGTGCTGGACGGCGGCACGCTGGTCGATCGCCGCGTGCGCGCCTACCGCCGATCGACCGGTGCGCTCGCGCATGAGGTCGACACGGTCGCCGGCCAGTTCACGATCGCAGCAGGTTTCGCGCTCGACGAGTTCTACCTGGTGCCCATCGACCTGTCGTCGACGGCTGAGGACTGGGCCCCGCCGGTCGCCAACCGCGTGCTGTCGGTGCTGAAGGTCGACTGATGCCCGCACAGTCCGGAACCGCCATCACGCTGGGCTACGGCCCGCAGGGCTCGCGCCAGCTGGGTGGCTCGATCGTCCTCGAGTACCAGGTCGTCGCCACCCCGCGCGTGCGCGTCACCAGCGCCGTGCGCAGCCCGTGGGCGGCCTCGAAGCCCGGCCAGCAGGCCCTGAGCCTGAAGACCCCGCCGACGGCCCGCCTCGAGAGCGCGCGCCGCACGCCCTGGGGCATCGGCTCGCCGGTGTCGAGCAACCACCAGGCGCCGTGGACCATCGGCCGCCCGGTCGATCGGGCTCGCCGCGCGCCGTGGCGCTACTTCGGCCGCGCGCTGCAGCCCGAGCAGCACGTGCCCTGGGGCAAGTCGCGCGCATCGGACCGCGAGCGCTACGCGCCATGGGGCGCGTTCCCGCACGCGCCGCTGGTCGAACAGAACACGCGCTGGCCGGCCAGCCGTGCGGCCGACCGCGAGCGCTACGCGCCATGGGGCCGCTTCGTCACGCTGCGCGGCACCGACGTGCACTCGGTGATCCCCGCGAGCCGTGGCGCCGGAATCGTCCAGTGGGTCCCGTGGCTGCGCTACAGCCGGCCGCTGTCGCCTGGCTGGGGCGTCGTGTCGCCACCCGGCCCAACCCCCAACCCGGACGGCACCTACGTCGTCCCCTCGCTGCAGGTCTACATCGTGTTGAACACCCTGACCCTCGTGCGCGTGGACACCGGCCAGGCGCTGCCGGCGCTGGACGTGTCGCTGTCGCTCGACACCGACTCATGGACGTGGACCTTCCGCGCCACCATGCCCGCCAGCACGCTGGCCAGCGTGCAGCCGACGGCCGGCGTGCCCGTAGTCCTGCAGGCCACCATCAACGGCGTGCCCTACCGCGCCATGGTCGAGGGCATCCGGCGCGATCGCACCTTCGGCCGCGATCGCATCGCCGTGACCGGGCGCGGCCTGGCCGCCGAGCTGGGCGACCCGTACTCGCCGACCCTGACCTTCGCCAACACGTCGGCCCGCACCGCGCAGCAGCTGCTGGGCGACGTGCTGACCGAGAACAGCGTGCCGATGGACTGGACGGTCGACTGGCAGCTGACCGACTGGCTGGTACCGGCCGGCGCGTGGAGCGTGCAGGGCAGTCGGATGGACGCCATCACCGCGATCGCGGCGGCGGCCGGCGGCTTCGTGCTGCCTGACCCCGTCGCCAAGGTCCTGCGCATCAAGCACCGCTACCCCGTGGCGCCCTGGGACTGGCTCACCACCGCGCCGGCCTTCGAGCTGCCGGCGGCCGTCGTGCAGTCCGAGGGCACCGAGTGGGTGACGCGGCCGACCTACAACCGCGTCTTCGTGTCCGGCCAGCGCGACGGCGTGCTCGCCCAGGTGACGCGCGACGGCACGGCCGGCGACCTGATCGCGCCGATGGTGACGGATCCGCTCATCACGCACGTCGACGCCGGCCGCCAGCGCGGTCTGGCAATCCTGGCCAACGTCGGCCGCCAAGCCATCCAGACGCTGCGCCTGCCGGTGCTGGACGAGACCGGCGTGATCGAGCCCGGCACGCTGATCCGCTACGTCGACGGCACGACGACCCGCCGCGGCATCGTGCGCGCCACCCAGGTGGACGCGCGCTGGTCCGAGGCCTGGCAATCCCTGAGCGTGGAGACCCACGATGCGTAACCCCTTCGTCGAGCTGCGCGAGCTGCTGGCCGCGCCGCCCCTGCAGGTCGGCACCGTCACCGCCTACGCCGACGGCACCGCCACCGTGAGCCTGCCCGGCGGCGGCACGCTGCAGGCGCGCGGCGAGGCCAACGTCGGCGACGCGGTCTACGTGCGCGGCGACCTCATCGAGGGCATCGCGCCGGCCCGGACCATCGTGACGGCCACCGTCTGATGATCGACGGCCACCGCGCCCCGCCGCCGGTCGACAAGCCGGCGTGCCCGCACTGCGCCGCCGGCCAGGTCAACCCCTGGCACGGCCTCTACGACATGACCTGCCTGGGATGCGTGGCGCGCCACCTGGCGCACTCACCGGACGCCTGGGCGGCCGTGCGCGAGCGCAAGCCCGCAGCCCTGACCGCGCGCATCCAGGCGGTCTGGGGCACCCGCTACGAGGACGGCCGTCAGGCGGTCTGGAACTGGATGCGGACGATCCGCTCGAACAAGCCGACGGCATGACGCCGGCACGACCTCGCAACCACCAGAGAAAGGCACCCATGCTCGAGACCATCACCACCAAGGCCAGCGAGCCGTCCACGTGGACGGGCCTGGCCAAGATCGCGGTCGCGGTCGGCCTGCTGTACGCCGGCAACGGCTGCGCGGCGCCGACCGACATCGCGTCGCTGACGCTGGGCGACCTGGCCAGCAAGTTCGGCCTGACCGACGGCCTGGCTGCGCTGGGCCTGCTGATCGGCGCCTATGACGTGGCCCGCAAGGAAGGAGCCCCCCGTGTCTGACCTCTTCCGACTGGTCCGCAAGGACCTGGCCCGCTGGGCCATCATGGCCGTCATCGCCCTGGGCGTGCTGCTGGCCGGCGCGCCGCTGGCCCTGGCCCTGAACGAGCCGTCGCTCGGATGGTTCGCCATGGTGACAGCCGGCTCGATCTTCGCGGCCGGCGCCGTGCCGGTGCTGCGCCGGCTGCTGTTCCCCTACATCGACCTGCGCATCGCCTACCTCGAGGCGATGAAGACCGACCCGGGCCGCGTCTTCGTCGGCGTGTGCATCGTCATCGCGGCGCTGGTCCTGTCGCTGGCCGGCGGCCGGGCGCAGGCGTCGACGATCCCGCGCCAGGCGCTCGAGCACCTGCCGACCCTGGGCCGCGAGCTGGCCACGCACTGGCCGGACGCGCCGGAATGGTCGGTGCTCGCTGGCCAGGTCGAGAAAGAGAGCTGCATCACGCTGACGCACAGCCGGTGCTGGAACCCGCGCGCGGAGCTTCGGACGTCGCGCGAGCAAGGCGTCGGTCTGGGCCAGATCACGCGCACCGCCCGCTTCGACGCGCTGGCCGAGCTGCGCGCCCAGTTCCCCCGCGAGCTGGCCGGCTGGTCCTGGGACAGCCCGAACCTGTACGACCCAGCCTTCCAGCTGCGCGCCGTGGTCCTGATGGATCGGCGCAACCACCGCGCGCTGGCCGACGTGCCAGAGCCCGACCGGATGGACATGGCCCTGGCGGCTTACAACGGCGGCATGGGCGGCCTGATCGGCGAGCGCAAACTGTGCGAGTCGACGCGCGGCTGCGACCCGCGACGATGGGCCGGGCACGTCGAAAAGACGTCGATGAAGTCCCGCGTGAAGAAGCCGGGCTACGGGCAAAGCTTCTTCGACATCAACCGCGGCTACCCGCCCGGCGTGCGTGCGCGCGCCGAGAAGTACCGCCCGCTGATGGGAGCCTGACATGGGCCTGTTGTCACACATCCTGCGCAGCGCGCAGGGCGACCGACTGACGTGGTGGTGCCCAGGCTGTGACGGTCCGCACCAGATTGCCCATGGCGCCGGCAATGGGCCGCGCTGGGGCTGGAACGGCAACGCGCAGAAGCCAACGTTCACGCCGTCGGTGCTGGTCCGCTACGACGGCCCGGATGCCGACACCGAGGACGGCCAGCCGTCGGTCTGCCATTCCTTCGTCGTCGACGGCCAGATGCAGTTCCTGACCGACTGCACGCACAAGCTGGCCGGCCAGACTGTGCCGATCCCCGCATGGCCCGTGCCGGAGTGGAACGACTGATGAACGCGCTGCTGGCCGCCATTCCCAAGCCGGTGCTGGCCCTGCTGGCGGTCGTGCTGGCGGCGCTGCTGGCCGCCCAGACCTTCGTCGCGCAGCGCACCGCCGGCAAGCTGGCCGACGCCCGCGCAGCGCACGCGGCCGACCGTGCAACCTGGGTCGAGGCCTCCGCATCGTCGGCCGCGCGCGAGCGCGCCCGCGAACAGGCCTGGGCCTCAGCCAACCAGGACATCACCGATGCGTACCTTCACCTTGCGTCGCAGCTGGCCGCTGATCGTGCTGCCGCTGATGCTGCAGGCCTGCGGCTTCACCAGGCCGCCCGGTCCGCCGCCCGCGCCTGTCGAGGCGGCGCGGATCCCGCCGCTGCCGGCGACGGCACGACAGCCGGAGACGCCGGCTTTCTGCTTGCCCAGCTGTTCGAGGCAGCTGACCAGCGAGCGGGAGAGCTGGCTGCGTTCGCTGACCGTGCCCACGCCGCCGGCAGCGAGTGCCAGCGGCGGTACGACGCACTGACCACGACGCGCTGAAGCGCCGGACGCCTCAGCACCGCGCACCCATCACTTCACCCACGGGGGGTTCATCCTCCCGTGGGCGCCCACGGGCCCCCCGACAACCGAGCCGGGCCCATGATCGTCGAACACGTCGGCAACGCCACCCTGTACTGCGGCGACTGCCGGGATGTCCTCCCCTCCCTCCCCACCGTCGACCTAGTCCTGACCGACCCGCCGTACTTCAAGGTCAAGGGCGACTACTGGGACAATGAGTGGGACGAGCCGCGCGCCTTCCTCGAGTGGCTGGGCGGCGTGGTCGACCTGCTGGCCGCCCGCATGGCCAGCAACGCCAGCCTGTACCTGTTCGCCTCCCCGCAGATGGCCGGCCGGGTCGAGGTCGAAATCATGCAGCGGCTGCACGTCCTGAACCACCTGGTCTGGCGCAAGGGCGCGCCAGGCCTGCGCAGCACCAGCCAGGGCAACAAGGCCGACAAGTCCAGCCTGCGCGCGTGGTGGCCAGAGTCCGAGCGCATCGTCTTCGCCGAGCACTACAACAGCGACAACGCGGCGCGCGGCGAGTCGAGCTACGTGCGCGCATGCGACGAGCTGCGCGGCTTCGTCTTCGAGCCGATCCGGGCCTATCTCGACGGCGAGCGCGAGGCGGCCGGCGTGACCCCGGCCGAAGTGAACCAGGCGACCGGCACCCAGATGGCCGGGCACTGGTTCACGCGCGTGCAGTGGGCGCTTCCGACCGAGCGCCACTACCTGACCATGCGCGCGCTCTTCAGCCAGCGCGGCGGCGAGCGACTGGCCCGCGAGCATGAGTCGCTGCGCCGGGACTACCAAGCGCTGGCGACCGAATACGAGGCGCTGCGGGTCCAGTACGACGACCTGAAGGCGCAGTTCGAGGCCCTGCGGCGGCCGTTCGCGGCGCCCCTGAACCAGTGGGCCGACGTCTGGGACTTCGACCCGGTGCCAGGCTACCCGGGCAAGCACCCGTGCGAGAAGCCGATGCCGCTGCTGGCTCACATCATCGCGGCCAGCACGAGGCCCGACGCGCTGGTGCTCGACGCCTTCATGGGCAGCGGATCGACTGGACACGCGGCGCTGACCCTGGGCCGGCGCTTCATCGGCATCGAGCGCGATCCGGCGATCTTCGCGCAGGCGGTCGAACGCATCCGCGCCTCGCACAACCAGCTTGCCCTCATCTGACCGTTCGTCGGACGACTGCCGGACGTGACAAAGTAACGCATTGCGCTAACGCAATGCGTTATAATGTCTTCACGGTAATCGAAACGGAGCGACAGATGAACAAAGCCAAACCGACCCGCGCCTTCGTCCAGTTCGAGGACGACGTCACCACCGCCATCGAGTTCGCGCTCGAGGTCACGCGCAGCGATGCCCAGGGCATCGTCGAAGCGAACCAGGCGCTGCTGTCGCGCCTCTTCGCCGACGGCATCGACGCCGCCACCGCCGCCGACCGCATCGCCAACGTCTGATCGGACCCAGCCCCATGTTCACTGGCACCAACCCTTCCGGCCTCGAGTTCGACGTGATCGACGAGGACGGCGACGTCCTGGGCTCCTTCGCCAACTTCAGCGACGCCTGCGCGTGCGCAAAGGCCGCGCCGTGGTGGCACGGCCAGACGCGCCTGCGGCGCGATCGCGCCACCCTCGAGCGCCGGCACGCCGCCGAGCTGAAGTACCGCGCCGACGCCGAAGCGGCCTTCCAGGCCTTCTGCTACGCCTGCTGATCGGAGCCCGCACCATGGATGCAATCGACCTGTTCGCGGGCGCTGGCGGCTTCAGCGAGGGCGCCACGGCCGCCGGTGCGCGCGTGGTCTGGGCCGCCAACCATTGGCCGACCGCCGTCGAGTGGCACAGCGTGAACCATCCGGAGACCGCGCACGCGTGCCAGGACCTGCAGCAATGCGACTTCCGGACCGCGCCGCGGCATGACCTGCTGCTGGCGTCGCCGGCCTGCCAGGGGCACAGCCGGGCGCGCGGCACCGACAAGCCGCACCACGACGCGCTGCGGTCGACCGCCTGGGCTGTCGTGACCTGCGCCGAGGTCCACCGGCCCTACGCGGTGCTGGTCGAGAACGTGCCCGAGTTCGCCGACTGGACCCTCTACCACGCGTGGTGCGGTGCGATGAACGCGCTGGGCTACGCGCTCGCGCCGCAGGTGATCGACGCGGCCGACCATGGCGTGCCCCAGCATCGGCGCCGGCTCTTCATCGTCTGCACCAGGTCGCAACACCCGATCGAGCTGGACATGCCCAAGCGCGAGCACGTGCCGATCGGCGCCGCGATCGACTGGGCCGCCGGCACGTGGTCGCAGGTGAACCGGCCGGGCCGGTCGCTGGCCACCCTGCAGCGCGTGGCGAACGGCCGCCAGCGCTTCGGCGAGCGCTTCGTCATGCCGTACTACGGCAGCGGGTCCGGCCTGACCGGCCGCAGTCTCGAGCGGCCCCTGGGCACGGTGACGACGCGCGCCCGCTGGGCCGTCGTCGACGGCGACCGCATGCGGATGCTGTCGATCGACGAGAACCGTGCCGCCATGGGCTTCCGCCCCGACTACTGCCTCCCGGAATCGCCGGCTGAGGCCGTGCACTTGCTGGGCAACGCGGTGTGCCCGCCGGTGCCGACCGACATCATCACGGCGCTGAAGAAGGCCGCCTGATCCCCCGGACTGCGGGGTGCAAAGCGCCGACACGAAGACCGAACATCAGCGAGCCCAATCAACAGGAGAACCCCATGAACAAGGCCCTCGTGATCCTCTTCGCCGCTGTCGTCGCAGCATCCCCGACCCTGGCCAAGGACGGCAGCAAGTCCGGCGGCCGTGGCAGCTGCGGCTGCAAGTCCAGCCCGGCCCCGAGCCCCGCACCTGCACCGACGCCTGCCCCCGCTCCCGCGCCTGCGCCGACCCCGGCGCCTGCACCGGCGCCCGCTCCGGCCCCTGCGCCCAGCCCGGCCGCTTCCCCCGCGCCCGCACCGAGCCCCGCGCCTGCGGCCCCGTCGGGCGGCAGCTGGAAGCCCGGCACCGGCCCGACCGACGGCCACCCGTTGACCTGGCGCATCGGCACGCCGCCGGTGATCGCGCTGCGCGATCCGGTCGACGAGCTGGAACTGGACCCGCCGGCCGCCGGCCAGCGCGAGCCGATCGTGATCTACAGCCCCCCGATGGTCGTGACGCTGCCCAAGGTGATCGAGGCGCCGGCCCCAGCCCCGCAGGCGGTCGTGCAGCGCGAGCTGGTGCCCGTCTACGGCACGCACGTGCTCTTCGACACCAACCGCTGGGACATGACGCCGCTCGCCCAGGTGTCGCTGAAGATCGCCGCGCAGCGCGCGCTGCAGATCCCGGGCTCGCGCATCGGTGTCGCCACCGGCCACGCCGACGTCCGGGGCTCGAAGGATCGCAACCGCGTGCTGGCCCAGAACCGCGCCGAGTCGGTGATCGCCTTCCTCGTCGGCTTCGGCTACCCCCGCGACCAGATCGAGCTGGTCAACGCTGGCGACGCGCAGCCGCTGATGGCGGGTACCACGCCGGCCGCGCACCAGGCGAACCGCCGGGTCGACGTCGTCGTGATGGGCTTGAACTGAAGCCCGCCGGCCAGGCCGGCACCCATTCAGGAAACACTGCGGCCGACGTGAGATTTTCACGCCGGCCGCTAACGCTTTGCGTTATACTGTTTTCAACGAAAGCGGAAAGGAAAACCGACATGACCCCCGACCAGTCCTCCCTCTTGATCGAAGCTGCGGCCGACCGCGCCGCCGATGGTTCGGCCCTCATGCAGTCGAGCGCCGACCTGTGCCTGGCCGATGCCCGCAAGCTGCACGCCGAAGGCAAGCACGCCTACGCGGCGCGCCGCGCGCTGAAGTCGCTCGAGTACAGCGTCGGCGTTTTCCACCCGGCCTACACGGCCGCCGCCCGCGTCATCAACCCCGCCTACTGATCGGACCCGCACTATGGCCACTGCATCGTCCACCCTGAGCGCCGCCGAGCGCTACGCCCTCGAAGCCGCAGTGATCGAGCGGCAGCTGATCGAGCTGAAGGAAAAGCTCGCCGCCCACAAGAAGCGCCAGGCCGCCGACCCGCGCAACTGGGGCTATGCCGGCGACCTGGCGCACGTCGCCACGAAGCTCGACGAGCTGCTGCCGGCCCTGGGCGGCTGACCCTCGCTCCCTGCGCCTGCTGGGCGCAGCCGCGAGGGCCAGTGGTGGCCCCGACACCCGGAGAAGCACGATGCACCAGAGTTCCCTGATCGCCCGCCTGGCGACGGCCGTCGCCGGCCTCATGGCCCCGACCGACCTGAGCACGATAGGCGGCGCCAACCTCCTGCAGGACATCCGCCGCCCGTCGGGCATCTGGCCCGGCCTGGGCCATCGTGGCCAGCCGGCCGCGCGCGGCATCCTGGGCGGCCCGGTCGACCCGATGTCGCTGGGCAAGAACATGGGCCGCCGCGACAAGCACCGCCAGCGCGTGGCCATGCAGAAGACCCGGACCAGCAACCCGCGCCCCGCGACCCGCCCCGACTTCCGCGCCCAGATCGCGCAGGAAGCCAAGGCCGCCCGTGGCCGCAAGGCCCGCGCCGCCCGCGCCTACTGATCGCCGCGCCCAGCCATGGACCTGCAGAACTACGTCGAGCGCGAAGGCTGCCACGAGTGGCAGGGCGCGATGCGCATGAACGCCACCGGCGCGAAGTCCGGCCAGCCGGTCTGGAACACGACCGTCGATGGCGTGCGCAAGACCTTCACGATCATCCGTGAGGTCTGGAAGGCCGCCGGCCGGCGCATCCCGAAGGGCCACATCGTCTACCGCACCTGCTGCAACGACCGGTGCATCCGGCTCGCTCACCTGGCGTGCGGCCCGCGAGGATCCGCGCACAAGCACCGCGCGAAGCTGGGCCTGATGCGGCACGGCCTCGAAACGATCGCGAAGATCACCGAGAAGGCCCGCGCGCGGCCGACGACCAAGTACAACCCGGCGCTGGCCGCCCAGGTCCGTGAGCTGGTGCCGCTGGGCCTGACGAACGAGGAAATCTCGAAGCGCACCGGCGTGAGCGTGCCCATGGTGAGCGACATCCGCACCGGCCACGCCTGGCGCGCCGCCGCGCGCGGCGCTTCCGTCTTCGACTTCCGCCCTTGACCCAAGGCGCCCGGCCATCCGGGCAGAAAGACCCCCATGCAAGTCCGCCTCGTGGATCCGCAGACCTTGAAGGTGGTGCGGACCTTCCCCGACATGACCGCAGCGCTCGCCGACAGCAGCTCGCCGCCGTCGGCCATCTGGTGCGAGTGCAACACCGACGAGGAAGCGCCGGCCATGGCCGTGCAGCGCATGCGCAGCGCGCAGGCGATCATGGAAGGCATACAGGCCGTCGCCGCCGCCGCCGGCACCAAGCCGGCCGCCGACATGGCGCGCCTGCTGATGCGCGTCCGGCCGCACCTGACCGCGCGCCGCGTGGTCCTCGAGTGGTCGCTGAGCAACGCCGTGACCGAGCACAGCAAGGCCGCCGACTCGCAGAAGCTGCGCGAGCTGCAGGCCCTGATGAACGACATCGACGCCGCGCTGGGCCGCTGACCATGAGCCGCCACCACGACCACGAGTATGCGCAGGGCCCGGTGTCGAGCCTGCAGGCCGGCCGGCACTTCGCCGCGCCGCCGCCCACCCGCAACCCCCGCCCGACCTGGCTGGCCCGCGTGCTGCGCTGGCTCTGGGTCAACGCCTGCTGAGGCCGCCATGCCCATGACCGTGAAGCAACTGAAGGCCGCCATGGCCGAAGCCCGGCGCTTCCTCGATCGAGGCGACGCGCTGCTGAAGGCTCAAGACCGCGAGCCCATCCGCGTGCTGGCCGGCGCCGACTTCGCGCTGACCGACAACCCGCGCGAGCAAGGCGCCGTCCGCCGGGCCTCGATGGACCTGACCCGGTCCCTGGCTGACCTGCGCCGCCGCGGCTGACCATGCGGCGCCAGGACAAGTCCAAGCGCGAACCGCGCCGGCCCGGCCTGGCCGCGCTGGCCAGCCTGCAGCATGCGGCCGACATCGTCTGCCTGCGCTGCAACGAATCCGCCCCCCGGGCCACGGCTGAGCCGTTCAGGACCTGGGGCCACGTGTGCGAGAGCTGCGCGAAGCAGCTGCGCACGATCGACGCCAAGGCCGCAGAAAGGGCCCGAGCATGAAACCCATCCCGAAGTGCACCACGGCGAGCCGCCGGCACGTCTGGGAGCACGTCAAGAACGTGACGCGCAGCACCCAGACCGGCAGCACCGTGCACATCCGCCTCGTCGGCCGCTACCGCTGCGCCTACTGCGCGCAGCGCAAGGACGGCCAGCCGACGCACGAAGTCGCGCCCGGCCCGATCGCCGAAGCCCTGAACGCGGCTGTCGCCGCGCCTGCCGTCGATTCGATCCTGTTGCAAGTGGACTCGAAAGGCGGTGCGCTGTGAGCAACAACACCCCCGACCCTTGGAGCGCACGCGAGGCCGCGCACATGACGGCGACCGCCCGCATGCTGGCCGCCACCGAAGCAGACTTGCAGCGCCGGGCCGACCCGGTCCTGCGTGAGCTGCGCGCGCTCCGCGCCGACATCGACGAGCTGAAGAGCTACATCATGGCGCCCCAGACGTCGCTGATCGTCGGCCCGGAGGCCGTCGCCGCCTTCCGTCAACTGCAGAAGGGCGGTGCAGCATGAAGATGGCCAAAGCATCGAAGGAAGACCTGGACATGGCCTTCGACCTGGCCGGCGCGCTCGATTCGCTGACCCAGCGATGGTCGCCGACCATGCCGGAGGCGATCGAGCTGACCGACAACGAAGACGACCACGAGGACTTCGACCGCGACGACGACGCCCAGTGCGGCCGGGCGCTGCGTCACCTGCTGGACATCGTCGAGCGCGGCAGCATCTTCCGGGTCGTCATGGGCCTGGCGGTCGTGCTGGACCCGAAGAACAAGTGCGTGGACCCCGATGCCGACACAATCGAGCACCACCCCGAGCTGGCGAAGAACGCGGCCGAAGTCGAGCGGCTTCAGGCAGAGCGTGACGCGCTGGCCGACAGCTGCGCCGCGAAGGCCGACAGCATCGACCGCCTGGGCGAAACGGTGCAGCGACTGACCGCCGACTTGCGCCACCTTGAAGAAGTGAACGCCGGCCTGATGCGCGCCAACGGCAACCTGGCAGGCAAGAACTGCGAACTGCATGCCGAGGTCGAGCGGCTGCGCGCGGATCCGGCCCGGGTTCCGCTGACCGATTCGCAGCGCGAGGCCCTGCTGTTCAACATGATGCTGCACGGCAAGATGACCAAGAGCACGGCGCAGAAGATCATCGCCCTGGTGCTGGACGGCGTCATCCTGATGAGGCCGGGGGGCCGGGAAGGCGGTGCAGCATGAAAGAGGGTATCCGGTTTAACGTGTTGAACGCTTCCGATGAGCAAGAAGCCTCTCCGTGTTGAATCGCTGCTCGCACAGGTCGCAGACCAGGGCGCGCTTCGCACGCTGTTCCCGGGTGACCGGCGGCAGGGTGACCGGGTGCATGTCCTCGGCTCGGCATGGCAGCCCGCAGTTCCCGCACGGGTTCCCAGCGTCCCGGATGAGGAACTCGAACTGGAGCGGCTTCTTGGGCGGCTCGCCGTACTTCGCCAGCGCCCGGGCACGCAGCACCTCGTAGCTGTAGCCCCGGCCGCCCTTGACGATGTGCTTGAGCAGGTTGTTCAGCGACTCCGTGTAGGCGTTGGTGTACGGGTGGTCGAAGACGGCCAGAATCTCCGTGCGCCAGTTCCGCATGGCCGTGAGCAGCGGCTTGAACTCCGTCTTGATGGCCGGCGTGACCAGCGAGGGGAACTCGTCCCAGGCCTTCAGGGCTTCCGCCTTGGGCAGCTCGAACAGGCTGTAGAACGCTTCCTTGGCCTTGTAGGCGGCGGCAATCTCCGGCTCGTTGTCCAGCCACATCCCGAGGTTGAAGCGCTGCTTCTCGGTCAGGTTGCGGGGCCGCTTGTTGAGCTGCACCTTGGACCGAATCCAGGCCCTGCGCACCTCGTCGCCCTTGGTCTTGGCCAGCCTGATGCGCACGTCGTCCATCCCCTCGCCGGCCATCCGCAGGATGTGGAACTTGTCCACCACGATGGCCGCCTGGGGCAGCAGCTCGCGCGCCAGGCGCTGATAGGGGCGCCACATGTCGATGGTCACCACCTCGACCTTGGAGCGGTCCTTGAACTGCCCCAGCCACCGGGCCACGGTGTCCTTGTCCCGGCCGGGGAGCATGTCCAGCAGTCTCCGACCCTCCACGTCCGTGACCACCAGGCGCAGCTCGCCGGCAATCTGGGTCTCGTCCATTCCCAGCACCCGAGGAAGGCGGGGCCGGTGTTGGGCAGCCAGTTCGGCCATCCGCTCGGCAGCCACGGCCCGGACGGTCTTCTCGTCCACGCCCACCTCCCGGGCGACGTGCGCGAAGGTGTGCCGCAGGGCCGCCTTGGCGATGAACTCCGCACAGCGCTCCGTCATGCGCCGCTCGTCCAGAACGCCGCCCAGGGGCTGCAGGAAGGTCTCCCCGCAGTCCCGGCAGCGGTAGCGCCTCACCGTGGCCTCCAGCTTGGCCGAGAAGCCCCGGATGGGCGAGTCGGCGTAGGTGGTGGTCTTGGTGCCGTGCCGGTACAGGCTCATGCCCCCGCACTTGGTGCAGGCCCGCGGCTCGTGCAGGTACTCGGCCGAGAAGGTCTCCACGCCCTCCTCGGTCCTCTTGTCGGTCAGCGTCCAGCCGTCCATGTCCAGGATGTCTCTCATTCCCGGATTGTCGTGTGGAAAGGGCTAGCTCTCCCGCAATCCGTAAGCAGCGCCGTACCGAGCGCGGTACGGACAGGTTCCGGCGTGAACCGCCGGATGAGGCTTGTTGTCGTGCAGGCAGTTGCACCCCGGTTGGACGGAGTACCTGTAGCGCGCGTTCTCGTAGGTGAGCAACGCTTGCTCTGCCTCGGCCAGCACCCGCGGCGCCACCTCGTGCGGCTCCAGCACCCCAGGGATGCCGGACAGCAGCGTGATGGCCGTCAGGAACTCGACGCTGACCCCGTTCTCCTTCTTGCCGTCCTCGTACACCTTGCGGCTCCGCAGGATGCGCAGACGGTGCGCCAGCGTGGCTTTGAGGCGGTACAGCTCCAACTCCGCCTTGTCTGCTCTGGTGGACTCCTCGCACAGCTTGCAGCCCGCCACAGAGCCCAGTTCCTCGCCGCACAGCTCGCAAGGATTCGGTTCCGGGTCGGGCGGTGTGCCCCACGCTTCCCAACTCATAGCTCTCCCTTTCAACACGAAATTCCGTTCCAAGATGATAATGCAGCATCATGGTTTCCACACGCAATTCCGCTTACCCATGAAAGAGCGCCCCATCTTGTTCAGCGCGCCGATGGTGCGCGCGCTGCTGTCCGGCACGAAGACCCAGACCAGGCGAGCGGTGCGCAAGCAGTTCGCCCCTGACGCGCTTGTCGCCGAAGTCGGCGCAACAACCCCCGAGGGCTGGCAAGTGTCCGGCCATTCCGGCCTGTGGTGGGATGACGCGGGCGCGTGCCTCGAGGATGCTGTTCGCTGCCCCTACGGGATGCCAGGCGACCGGCTATGGGTGCGCGAGACCTTCGCCAAGATCGACGGCCAGACCCAGCCGTGGATTGAGACCGACTACCGCGCGACGTACACCCACGGCGACCGCCTGGGCGACAGCCTGGGCATCAAGAAGCGATGGACGCCGGCCATCCACATGCCGCGCGCGGCCAGCCGGATCACGCTGGAAGTCACCGGCGTGCGCGTCGAGCGGCTGCAGGACATCAGCGAGGCGGATGCGATTGCGGAGGGCGTCGGCGACCAGCCGCGACTGGCCGGCTACAGCCCCAAGGCCGGATGCCAATGGGAGCCGCAAGACCCGCGTGACCTCTACGCCCAGCTCTGGGAACAGATCAACGGCCCCGGGTCGTGGGAGGTGAACCCCTGGGTCTGGGTCATCCAGTTCAAGCGGCTTGAAGGCGGCACGGCATGACCCCGAACACCGTCACTCTACCGTCCGGGCTGACGCTGGTTGCGCGCGCCAAGACCAGCGGCTGCAGTGGCTGCTGGTTTCATGTCCATCTGGGCGGATGCATCGGCTTCCTGTCCCATCAACCTGGCTGCGGCGACCTGACGCGAGCCGACGGCCAGAACATCATCTGGATCCAGAATTCCCAGGAAGGAGGCGGCAATGTCTGACCTGAACGACGACATGCGCCAGTGGGGCGCGAAGATCCGCGCAGCGGCCGGCCTGCCGGCTGTGGCACCCATGCGCATCATCGTGACGCACAAGAAGACCGGCGGACTCTACGAAGTCATGGGGCCGGCGACCCTCGAGGCGTCTGGTGAGGCCGTGACCGTCTACCGATCCATGGCAGATGGCCGCGTCTGGGTACGCCCGACTGCCGAAATGCTGGACGGTCGTTTTGAGCTGCATGCAGGCGGCGCGGCATGAAGGCGCACCTGCTGCTGGTCCTGATGAGCCTGGCCGCCGCCGGCTGGGTCGTCTGGACGATCGTCGACCAGGTCCAGACCATCCTGGGGAGCCTGGCCCATGCCTGACCTACGCCTCGAGGACATCCCGCCGGAAGTGATCCAGGCGGCCGAACTGGTCGGCCGGTTCTTCGAGGAACGCGGCGTCGAGGTCTGGGAGCTGGGCCCGGTGCGCAACCGCCACCAGCCGACCCCGCCATGCCGGCGCGGCCAGGCCTGCGCCTGCCACAACGACTGCACCGACGATCCGAACCTGGCCCAGCCCCGCCGATTCATCGACCGGCCGCCGGTCTATCTGTACCACCGTCCGTGACCGAGGACACACGCAATGCGTGACCCATCGGCGACAATCGACGCACCGCCGCCCGAGTGCCCGACCATGCTTGAACTGACCACCCAGCCGACCCCCGAACAGATCCTGGCCGCCCGCCAGGCGGCCGGGCACACCCAGGCGCAGGCGGCCGAACTGGTCGGCCTGTCGGGCGGCATCCGCTGGTCCGAGTACGAGCGCCACGGGCCGACCGGCCGCCGGATCGACGCGGCCCGCTGGCAGCTGTACCTGCTGATGACCGATCAGCACCCGGAATGGCGCCTGGCGCGCCGCCGCAAGGCGGCCGTCAGGCCAGCCTGAGCCGGCGTTTCCAGTCGCAATTGCGCGCCCCCGCAACCACTTCTAGAGACTCGCCGCCGGCCTGCATCACTAGGCGGACGGCCGGGTCGATCAACTCGGCGTAGATCGCGCCACCCTCATGCACCACCGTGACCTGGCCGACGATGTCGGCCAGGATCGCGCGCGTCCGGTCGCGGTCTTCGTCGTGCAGCACCGACGTGAGCTGTAGCAGCATGCGCCGGTACCGGGCCGTGACGTCGCCCACCAGGCCGGCCGCGTCGAGCGGCGGCTCGATCGTCAGCAGCAGGTCGGCGCGCTCAGTCTCAGCGGCGCGCAGCCGGGCCGCCAGCGCGTCGCTCGCGCCGATCGTGGCGATCGCATCGACCAGGCGCGCCAACTCCGCATCCAGGGCCACCAGCCGGCGCCGCGCCGCGTCCCCTGCGCGCTCAGCCTCGGCCTTCCGCCGCGCGACGACCGCGCGCACGGCCGCCTGAACTTCGGCGAGCGCGTCCTGGCTGGCCAGCTGGTCGCGCACTTCAGCCACCAGGCGCTGATCGACGAGCGTGCGCTCAATCGTGCGCCCGTCCGGGCAGACCGTCGGGCCGCGATCCTTGTGCGCGTTGCAGCCGTAGCGCTGGCGGTTGATGGCGATCATGGGGCCGCCGCAGGTTGAGCAGCGCAGCAGGCCCGAGAAGAGCGACTTGGGGACCGTGCCGCCACCGGTGCGCGTGCCGCGCGCTGGCCCGCTGCGCATCCTCGCGTGCACCGCCTGCCAGGTCGACGCCGGCACGATGCGCAGCGCCTCGTCCTCGCGCACCTGCCACTCATGGCGCGGCCGGTCGACGTAGCGCCGCTTGCCGGTGTCCGGGTCCTTGATCCACTGCCGGCGGTTCCAGACCACGCGGCCGATGTACAGCTCATTGTTGAGCATGCCCAGGCCCAGCCGCGCCGTGCCCTGCAGGGCGCTGACCGCCCACGTGCCGCCGCGCGCGCTGGCCACCCCGCGCCGGTTCAGGTCGTGCACGATCGCGCGGCAGGACTCGCCGTCGGCGAATCGGTCGAAGACCTCGAGGACGATGCGCGCCTCGTCGGCATTGATGACCATACGCCGGCCATGGGGCGTCTGTTCGCTCCCGTAGCCGTAGGACCGGCCGCCGGCCGACATGCCGCGGTCGAAGTTCCCGGCGAGCCCACGGTGCGTCTTCTCGCGCAGGTCGTCGAGGTACAGCTCATTGACCAGGCCGCGCGCGATCCGCATGACCTTGCGGCCGTGTGCCTGGCTGTCGTAGCCGTCGGCCGTGCCGATGATGCGGATGCCCCGATGCTCGAGGCGCTTCACCATGGTCTCGGCTTCGCCCAGTTCGCGCGACAGCCGGTCCAGGCCCTCGAGGATCAACACGTCGAACCGGCCGGCCAGCGCATCCGCCAGCAGGGCCTTCCCCCCCGGCCGGAGCGCGACAGGCGTCGAGCCGCTGATGCCTTCATCGGCATGCGTGGCGATGATGGTCCAGCCTTCACGCTGGGCGCGGTCGTGCGCGGCGCGCAGCTGGTCAGCGATCGAGGTTTCGCGCTGGCGGTCGGTGCTGTAGCGGGCGTACAGGATCGCGCGGTGCATGGCGTGCAGTGGTCCCGGTAGATTCCGCCAGGGCATCGCGCACCAGGCGCTCAGCCAGCAGCTCGATGAGCTGCGACCGGGCGATCCTGCGGCGATCCGGAGCGGATGTCGGGTGCATCTTATCGGCCCGGCTTGTGGACTGCCGGGCCCTTCAGGTTCAAGGGGTCGCCTGGCCAGTCGGCGCCGACTCGCGCGCCATGGCCTCGCCCAGCAGGGCCGCGTAAGCGATGTTGTCCTCGGCGCTGTCCCGGTGGAACCCGGGCGCGGAGAACAGGCGCACCTGCTTGAGCAGCTGCAGGAACAGCCAGCCCTCGGCCTCGCTCAGCGCCGCCAGGTCGTCGCGCCGGGTGATCGCGTTGAAGGCCGTGACGATGGCCGACACGCTGCGCTCGCCCTGGGGCTGATCGTAGGTCGCCGCGCGCTCGAGCATGTGCCGGTGCGCAGCGTCCAGCAGGCTGGGCGCCGTCACCAGGATCGGCGTGCCCAGAATCTCGTTCGGCGCGCTCATGCCTCGCCGCCTTCCGACTCGATGCCTGCAGCCGGCGCGTAGCGGCCCGCCGGGATCGCGTGCGCGGCCGACTGGCCAAGGGCGCCGCATGGCTCCCAGCACTGGCTCTGATCGGTGCAGGCGCTGTTGCCCATGGCCTCGCGCGCAGGGCATTGCGGCCGGCCGCCGGTGTCCTTGACGCCCATGGCCGTGAGCTGCGACCGCACGGCCGCCGCGTCCATGAACGAGGGCATGCGCAGCACCAGGCCGAAGGCAGTCGGGCCGGAGAACGGCGACATCGTCGTGCGGGTGAAGGCGGGCACCTGCGCTGCGGCGGGCGGGGCGTAGCGAAGGACAGCACGCACGACCTCGACCGCGTTGTCGTGCGTGCTGTCTGCCAGCAGCACCGTGATCGCCTCGTCAACATCGGGCTTCCCGCAGATGACCTCCGCTTCGGGCCACGGCACCGGCTCCCCGGCCGGCGCAGCGGCGGCGATCGGCTTGCGGAATTCCGACTCGGGCACGACCATGCCGGGCGCGCACTTGGGACAGCCGGTGCCGGACCCGTGCCGGTATGCCTTCTTGCACTGGGCGCACTGCGAGGGCAGCGCCACCGGAGCGGGGGCGGCGAGCGCGGCGCGGCCGGCCTTGCAGTCCGGATAGTCGCAGTCGTCCACGCTGTTGCGGCAGTCGCAGGCCGAAAGGTCAGCGGCCGGCGCCGGGCCGACGTTGACCTTCCCCACCGACTCAGCGCCGATGCGGTCGCACGACTGGCTCGCGCGGCACAGGCCCTCGTCGACACAGTCGGCGCCGCAGAACACCGGCCGCACCGCGCCGTCGGCCGTGACCTGCAGCGGCGCGATGCGTGCACCCAGCGCGCTGGCCTGCGCGTCGAGCGCATCGGCCGCCGCCTGCAGGTCCTCGAGACGATCGGCCGTGCCAACGATCGACCAGGCCGGCCCGCTGCCGTCGGCGACCAGGTGCGGCCGTCGAGCCGCGAAGATGGCGCGCAGCGACGCGGCCAGCTCCGTGGGTTGCTTGTTGCTCATGTCCAGACCTTTCTGGGGTGATGCTCGACCTGTTCGGATGCGGCCGGGCCGATGTAGAGCAGGACCTCGACGATGCCGAAGACCTGCAGAAGGATCACGAGGACAACGGCCCAGCCCAAGCCGCTGGCGATGACCTCGAGGATGTCGCGCAGCGTGCGCATGGTCAGAAGCGCTTCCCGCCTTCGGCGCGGCGCGCTTCGGGCTTGTGGTCGGCGCGGTTCGCGTTGAAGGCCAGCTTTTCAGCGATGGCGCCGGCCACGTCGAGGCCCAGGCCGCCGGCCATGTCGAAGATCCGGATGACGGCGTCGGCGAGCTCGACTTCGAGCATGGTCCGGTGCGGCAGCTTGTCGTCGGCCAGGCCCTTGCGCGCGCCTTCCATGCCTTCGGCCAGTTCGGTGACGACCAGCATCAGCAGCTCGCCCACGTTCTTGTTCGGCGCGATGAGCGGGTAGCCGGTCGACGTCAGATCGCGGCCCGTCAGCAGCTCGGTCCACCAGCCGTTCGCGCGCGCCTGGCCGTGGCAGAAGTAGTTCAGGGTCTCGCCGGCCTGGCGGATCTTGTCGGCGTCGAGGTTGAAGGTCTGGGTCATGCGATCCTCTGCACGGTGCACTTCGTCTTGCCCAGGGCCACGCGGAACTTCACGCGGCCACCGGTGCTGATGCTGTAGCTGCGCGCGGCGGCCTGCAGGGCCTTGCCGTAGAGCGCCGGCATTTCGACCGTCGGCAGCTTGTCGTCGGTGATGCTGATGGCGGCCATCTTGTCGAAGAGCGGGCCCCACTTCGTTTCGCCCGGCGCCTTCTTCGCGTGGTGGTCGACCTTCGGGGCCAGCGTCACGCGGATGGACGACAGGTCCAGCTCGGGCAGCACGCTGCGCTTCGAGCCGTGCGGCACGCCGGGCTTCTTCCGCACAGGCGCTTCCTGCGCGACAGCGGGCGCCGGTGCCGGCGACGTCGCCAGGCCGCCACGACCGCGCGTCGTGTGGCCGATGGTGCTGATGTCGACGGCCGGGGCGGTCTTCGCGGCCAGCAGGTTCGCCGCGGCTTCAGCGAGCGGCTGCGCGTCCGGATCGAGGGCGGCCGGCGACAGGTTCGGGCCCTTGCCGTAGACGATGCCGCGCGATTCGTCGCGGCGCCGGGTCAGCAGGCCCGCCGTCACCGCATCGGCGAGGACAGACGACACGAAGGCCGTGGACTTGCGCTCGTCGGCCGCGATCGCATCCTCGCGCAGCGCGCCGACCTGCAGGACGGCCATGCAGACGCGATAGGCGCACGAACCCTGGGGCGGGATGTAGGTGTTGCTCATGGGGGAACTTTCTGCCGGCCGCGCGATGCGGCCGGCGGCTGCGGTGTTACTCGGGCGAGCCCAGCAGGATCGGCACGCCAGCGCCGGCCTCGATGCGGGACCACACGTCGCGGAAGGCCTGTTCGAGGACCTTGTGCGGGCGCACCAGCTCGAACCAGATCTTCAGCGCGCCGTTGGTGACGCGATAGCGCAGGCGGGCCTGCAGCGGCACGGGCGACTCGTTCTCGAACACCGGGATCGACAGGCCGATGAACTCGGGCAGCTTCACGGTGCCGGCGCTGTTGTTGTCGGCCTTCCACTGCAGGTTGTGCGAGCCGTCCTGCAGGCGCTGGGTGGCGACGAAGGAACCCGACGTCGAGGCCTCGAAACTGAGGGCCGCGTCGTACAGCTCGGAGCCGGACGGATTCACGACGTCGGGCATGTTGTCCAGCAGGAACTCGGCGAACTCGGTCTGGGTCATGGCCTTCTTGTGCGCGCCGGTCCAGGTGGTCCATTCGTTCGACGCGGGCACGTCGAACACGGCCCGGAACTCGCGCCAGTCGGCCTGGCTGTCCACGTCGATGTCGACCTTGTCGCCACGCGTCGAGCCCTCGAAGTCGTCGAAGACGGCCAGGAACTTCGCCGGCTGCAGCAGCGCGTAGATGCGCGAGCGCGGCACCTTGTGCTCGACGAAGTAGCGCGTGAAGCTCGCCGCGTCGCGCAGGCGCACCAGGCCCTTCGGGCGCTTCGGAACGGCCAGGACGGGCAGGTCCGCGATGCGGAAGCCCTCGGGGATGACGGCGTAGGAGCGGCCGTCGTTCTCCGGGTTCTTGCGGGGCTGCGCAAGCGCGGCGCCGGCCGACAGGAGCTGGCCCGACTCGGACTCGAGGATCGGGGAAAGGATTTCGCTGTTCATGGTGATGATGCTGGGTGTTGCGGGTTGTGCGCCGACTTAGCCGGCCGACCGGGCCAGCGTGATGCCGGGGAGGTCGTCCTGCTTCGGGTGGTTGCGCTGCAGGTTGCCCTCGGGCGTCGGGAACATGACCGTGCCGGCCGACTTCAAGACGGGGGTCTTGCACTTGATGTCGTCGGTGACGACGACCGCCTCGGTCGAGCCCTTCATCGGCTTGACGCTGATCTTCAGCGACAGCTCGCCGGAACCGCCGGTGGACTGCACGGCCGCGACCAGCTCTTGCAGCTTGTTGCTCAGGTCCTCGAGCACTTCGCCGCCGCGCACGTCGCGCATGGTGTCAACGAATGAACGCCTCATGGGGCGCTCCTTTCTCCGGGTGCGCCGATCCTGCCGGCGCGGTTGTGATCCGGGGCTTGCACCCCGGTGCGAATCTCGTGACGGATGGCGCGCAGCTCATCCTCGGTGCAGTCGGCGACGTCGCGGGCCTCGAGCATCCGCGTCTCCGCATAGGCCGCCTCGCGCACCATGCCCAGCACCTGGCTGGGGTTCAGGCCGACGGATCGGCAGTAGGCGACGAAGCCTCGATCCCAGAAGCCGCCGGTGAAGGGCTCGCGCCGATCGGCGCGGCCGGCCCGCTCAGCCCAGGCATTCCAGGCCGCGACGTCTGGGCCTTCCTCGTTGATCGCCTGAGCGATGACGAAGGTGAGCAGCCGCGCCTCGGGCATCTGACCGACCGGACTCATGCGCGTCAGGACCTTGTGCCAGACCAGGACGTGCACGCTCAGCTCCCGCAGGCCTTGACCAGCACGACGACCCAGACCGCGATGCCGCCAGCGATGACGCACGACGCCCAGGCGCGCTCGCGCCAGGTGAGCCATTCCGCGTCGTCCTCGCTGGGCCGGGCGGCCAGCTTCACGTCGTCGAGGGGTTCGGTCGGCTGCGGCAGCTCGCCGGGACGGTGCGCGCTCATGCTCGACGGGCCCCAGGTGCCGGGCGGACGGCGCGCATCGGGATGCGACCCAGGGCCACCATCGCGCGATCGCGCACGACCGGCTCGACGTGTTCGCCCAGGTCGGTCGTCGAGGCCACGGCCTGCGCGAACGAATGCAGGCGGTTGCGCTCTTCCTGCAGCTCGGTCATCCGTTGCAGCAGCCGGCTGACGCGTGCATCGGCCGCGGCTCGCTCTTGCCGCTGGCGGGCGGACACGCCGACCAGCAGCGGATGGGCGAGCATGGCGCAGATGATCCCGGCCGGGCCGCCGACCAGGTAGGCAACCAGCTCCGCGTTGCCCGTCGGGCCGGGCAGCGACTTGAACAGCACGAGGTTGGCGCAGCCGATCAACAGGGACGTCAGGCCGGCCGCGACGAAGTGCCGGCCGTTGACGTTCAGGCTCTGCAGTCCGAGCGCGAAGACGGCCACGAAGGTGGCCATGAACAGAACGAGGGCGTTCACGGGCGGGTTCTTTCTCGGCCAACGGGCACATAGCCGTAGCCGTTCCACACGACCTTGCGGCCGAACTTGGCTTCCTTCTCGGCGCGCTTCTGCGCGTCCAGCGCCTGACGCTTCAGCTGCGACCCGAACGCGCGCACCACGCGGCCGATGGCCGGGTGCTCAAGCGCCTGATCCAGCGTCCAGCCCTGATGCGTCGCGCGCACGTCGCGCATCCGCTCCCAGGCCCTGGCCTGCCAGTCCCGATCCGTGACCGGGCTGTCGAGAAGGTCGCCGGTGCTCACGACAGGCGCGGCGCCAGATCCAGCAGGGCCAGTTGACCCTGCAGGCGCTGTTCCTCGGACTTGAGCTGCAGGCCGTGGCGCTGCCAGGCGTCGATCGTGGCCGGGATGGTCTGCAGCTCTTCGCGCAGGCACTGGACGTCGAAGTCGACGGACGCGGCGCGATGCCGCAAGCGAAGGATGCGAAGGCGCAGCCAGGCGCGCTGGATGGCGAGGATCACGGTCGGACCTTTCGGTGTTCGGAGGACTGACCGGCATGGCGCCGGCCACGAGGCAGCGGGTCCGGTCGTCGCCGACCGCTTTCCGCATGGGCCGATTATCAGCGCGACTACACACGCCGCGCAATAGTCCGACTGATGTTTTTATGCAGGAGGGCTGCTAGGCGTCACGATCCGTGACGCGGCGCGTCAATCACGAAACCAGACCGGGTGCAATTGCCCGGTCGAGGGATCGGGGCCTAGGGTTGGCGCCCGTTGATGACCCAGAGGGTGTAGCGCTCGACGGCGTGCCGGTCTTCAGGGCTGAGCTGGGCCCAGGTGTCGGGGCAAACCTTCTCGAACGGCCACGTGCGCGAATTCCCCTTGACCTTCGGGGTTTTTGGCAGGGTCTGCATGAGCTGCGACAGGCGGCGCGCCAGCACTGGGCTGACATCCGACATCGGCACCCCCAGGTGCAGGCACATGGCGCCCAGGGCGTCGATGTTGAGCGGGATGCGGCCGTTCGCGTACTGGCTGATGGTCGACTGGGAGTCCCAGCCGCAGCGGGCGGCCAGGTCGGCCTGGGTGATGCCTCGCTCGGCTTTCGCTCGAGCAAGCGCCGCCTTCAGACGTCGCGCGTCGTCGTGCTGATCGGCGGTAAGTGGTTTTGCGGGCACGTGCTTTTGTCTCGTGATCCAGCGACACAGTAGATGGGGGGTCGATTCATGGCAACAAGTCGCGCCGATGGCCTACACTATCAGTCCGACTACAGAAAAGGCCATGAAACCGACCGAGCAAATCCGACACCGCCTGGGCTTGTCCCAGGTTGAATTCGCCAAGCTGCTGGGCGTGTCTCAAGGCAGTGTGTCCGCCTACGAACACGGCCGACAGGAAATAAGTCCGGCTGTCGCGCGGCGCATGGTGGAGGTCGCGCGCGCGACCCCTGATCGGGGCTTCGAGCTGACGCTGGACCAGGTGTACGGCCTGCGGCCGGTCGAGCAGAAGCCGGTCGAGTTGGCTCGCTTCGGATCGTGACCATGCAAGTCGAGCACGAGCGCCTGGGCGAGGACGACCTGGCCGCCCTGCGCGATGGGCAGTTCACCGCCAGCGCGATCGCCGCGCAGTTGGCGCGCGGCGCGGTGCGCCAGTCCACGCCGGGCCGCTGCCTGAACTGCGCAGCGCAGATCCTGCCGCCGTCGATCTACTGCGACGACGACTGCCGCGAGGACCACGAGGCGCGCGAGAAGATCGCGCGTCGAAAGGGCCGCCGGTGACGTGGGAGAACTACCACGAGGTGGTCAACCAGATGGAGTGCTACGGCATCCAGCTGCGAGACCGCGACCTGCCGCTGCGCGTCGACACCCCGAAGCGGGTCGGCTGCGGCAAGGCCGGCAAGTGGTGGTACTGGCTGCGGTCCTTCGAGGTTCGCGGTCGATCCTTCATCGTCGGCCGCTTCGGCAGCTACAAGACCGGCGACAGCGAGAAGGTCGAGTGGAACGCGCCGCCCCTGAACGAGGAAGACCGGGCCCGCTTCCGCGCTGAGCGCGAGGCGGCCGAGCGCGCCGCCGCTGAGGCCCGTCGCCATGAAGCCGAGTTCGCCGCGGCGAACGCTCGCCAGCAGTGGGCGCGAGGTTCCACGACGGGCTCGAGCGCCTACCTGGCGAAGAAGGGCGTCGACGCTGAGGCCTGCCGGTACATGCCCGACGGCTCGATCCTCATCCCTCTGCTGCGCTATGACTTCGACCGCGAGCACGCGCTGCGAGCCGTCCAGCGCATCTACCCGGGCCCGCGCACCGACCGCCGCACTGGCGAAGAGCTGCCAGGCAAGACCTTCACCAAGGGCTTCGACCCGAACCGCTGCAGCCTGCGCCTGGGACTGGTCGAGGCCGGCGCGCCGATCCTCGTCTGCGAGGGCTACGCGACCGGCCTGACGCTGCGCATGGCCTGCGACCGTCGCGCGCCCGTGTTCGTGGCCCTGAACGCCGGGAACCTGGCCAGCGTGACAACGCTGGTCCGCGAGCTGAACCCGACATCGCCGATCCTCATCTGCGCCGACGACGACTGGCGCACGAAGAACCATGCCGGCGAGCCGGACAACGTCGGTCGACGCAAGGCGCACGAGGTCGCCAAGCAGCTCGACGACGTCCACGTGATCTACCCCGTCTTCGGCGCCGAACGGCAACCGAAGGACACCGACTTCAACGACTTGCATGCCCGGCGCGGCCTGCTGGCCGTGCGCGCGCAGCTCATGCGCGCGCTGGGCTGGCTCGCGCCGGAGAAATACCGACATGCAGCGTAACGCCTCGTGCAGCACCATGACCGACCAAGACGACAGCGGCGCACCGCCGCAGGAGACCCCGCCACCAGCTCAGGGCGCCGACGTGGTGTCGCTGGGCGAGCACCTCGAGGCGGCGCGACGACAGCGACGGGCCGCCTGGCCGGACGAGGTCCGCGCGATCGTCGACGCGGTGCAGGCCGGCGACGTCGGCGCGATGCTGCAGCCGGCCGCCCTGCAGGTCCTGATCGCACTCGAGCGTGACGCGCTCCCGCAGTGGGTCGAGGTCAAGGACGAGCTGAAGCGCCTGAAGGCCCCGGTGTCCGACCTGACGAAGGCGATGAAGGCCCTCGCGCCGGCGCCGACGCCCGCGCCACGGGGGGAGGGGGCCGGCCGGCAGAAGTCGGCGAAGCCGAAGAAGTCCATCAACTTCGGCGACGTGAACCGGCTGACCGAAAACTTCGCGCTGCTGTACGGCACGGACACGGTCTGGGATGGCGAGCGCCGCGTCATCATGAAGATCAACGCGCTGCGCCTGGCCTTCGGCAACGATGCCGTGAAGATGTGGCTGGGCTCGAAAGAGCGCCGGCTGGTGCCGATCGAGAACGTCGTCTTCGAGCCTGGCATCGACGTCGGCCCGGACTCGATCAACCTGTTCGGCGGCCTGCCCGTCGAGCCGGAGCCGGGCGACTGCAGCGTGATGATCGAGCTGCTGGCCCACCTGTGCAGCGAGTCGGCGACGACCGACACCGGCGTGGCCGCCGTGATGGACTGGGTGTTGCGCTGGGTCGCCTACCCGCTGCAGCACCCGGGCGCGAAGCTGCAGACCGCGCTGGTCTTCCATGGCGCGCAGGGCACCGGCAAGAACCTCTTCTTCGACGCGGTGCGCGACCTGTACGGCGACTACGGCGTGATGGTCAGCCAGAACGAGCTGGAAGACAAATTCACGAGCTGGCTGTCCCGCAAGCTGTTCATCGTCGGCGACGAGGTCGTGACCCGGGCCGAGATGTACCACAAGAAAAACCAGCTGAAGTGGCTGGTGACGGCCGACAAGAAGATCCCGATCCGGGCGATCCAGCAGGACGTGCGGCACGAGTCGAACCACGTCAACCTGGTCTTTCTGTCGAACGAGTCGCAGCCCCTGGCCCTCGAGGATGGCGACCGCCGCTATCTGGTCGTCTACACACCGATGAAGGGCCCCGAGGACCTGTATCGCCGCGCGTCCGAGTTCCTGGCCAGCGGCGGCGCGCGCAAGTTCCTGCACTACCTGTTGACGCTGGACCTGGGCGACTTCAAGCCCAGCACCAAGCCGCTGATGACCCAGGCGAAGGCCGACCTGATCGAGCTGGGGCTGAAGCCTGCCGAGCGCTTCGTGTCCGAGTGGCTGGGTGGCTTCCTTCCCCTACCGGTGCGGCCCTGCAGCGCAGAGCAGGTGTTCCAGGCCTTCCGCAAGTGGTGCGACAAGATGGGCGAGCGCGCGTGGACACCCCAGGCGACGTTCACCAAGACCCTCGAGCGCTGGGTGCTTGAACGGTCCGAGGTCGACGCGTCCGGGGAGCGCATGCCCCCGCGCCTGGCCTACAAGGTCGTGAAGCTGGTCCACGAGGATGGCGGGCGCAAGTGCGTGCGCTGCTGGATCCCGGTCGGCTGCGGCCCTCAGAACGGCGAGACCGAGGGCGCATGGATGGCTGGCTGCGTGCAGGACTTCCAGCCCATGGTGGACCGCTTCTGCCGCACCAACAGCCATGCCGAGGGGGAGCAGTGAGCCCGACCGGTTACGCATGCACCCCGCTGGTTACGGGTGCGGTTTCGCGTGGAACCCCCGTAGTTACGCGAGTTTCGCGAGTTACGCATGGTTCCCCGTACATGCGTGTGCGTGCGTGCGTAGGCGGGCGCGTGCGTGGCGTGCGTGCGTGCGTGTCTGTGTGCGCACACGAGGACACCATGCGTAACCGCGTAACTCGCGTAACCACGGGGCATGCATGCGTAACCGCATGCGTAACCTGCACGGCCACGCGTAACCCGCCCCGCCCACGCCCCCCGCTTGTC